TGCTGGACAGCGTGCCGTCAAAGATTGTGTGCGATTCGTCAAGTATAGGCTTAAGCAGGGCTTCGGCTGAAGACTTACCCGCGCCGCCGCCACCGGACATAAACGTGATCACGCCGCCCGGCCTAGACTCTTCAAGCCGTTGGTCGTACAGCATCTGACTGAATGCACTGGACGCCTCATGCACTTGTGGTGCAAGGCTGCGGTCTGCACGGTACTCGGGGGACAGGTTGCGGATAAGGTCGACGTCAATCTTCTTACCCTTCTCGGTCCCCTCAATTTCGGCGTACTGCCGAACAGCGCCACCAAAGTCAGACAGAATGAGCTGCTCAAGTTTGGAGTTAAGACTGCCGCCTTCCCTAGGACTAAAAGCAATTGGCGCGCCGGTGATGTCTTTGCCGTCTTCGCTGAAGGTGGCGTTTTTGGCCAACACCAAAGGGCCGAGCTGAATCACTTCATCGGCGCTCAGCACTGGGCGCATTGTGTCGCGATCGTAAAAGTAACTGTGGCGGAATGGGTCCATGCCCACCTGTGTCCAAGCCGGGTCCTTGATAGCAGCATCAGCCCGAACCTTTGCGGCTTGGTTGCTGATTGGTTTCCACTTTCCAAGTATGGTGGCAATCGTGCCCTTGCTTGTACCCTGTGCAATCTTGGTTGCCGCCTTTTGGTTCATGCCAAAAGTTGCGTCGGTCATTGCTGCTGCAGATTCGTATCCAATGACAGTGCCTGCGTCGTAGGCTGCTTGCACTTGACGGTTGGTGGACTTGGGTGTGTGCACACTGACCACCCATGCGTCGTGCTCTTGGTACGAAGGGATGTCCAAGCGTAGCTGGGCAAAGTCGCCTTTGGCCAAGGTGTCTGATGGCAGGCCGTACTTGGCCGCCTTCTCTAGGCTTTGACCACGGCCATTGGCCAAGGCATATTTAGCGTCGGCCGGGGTTGTAAGCGCAGGGACTTTTTCGTACGGATAAACCGGGCGAAGGTTGTCGACCATGGCGTTGTATTCGTCTTGGGTAATCTTGCCTTCTTGCAAGTCAGTGACGGCTTGCTGCAATTCGTCGGTGCGTTTGAATCGATCAGAACTGACGTTGGATACGCGGCTCGCAGCGGCGTTCTTTTGTTCGCGGCGGCTAAGGCTTATGCCTGCGCCAGCAAACGCGTCACGCAACGCTTTGGTCCCTGCCTCGGTGCCAATGCGATCAAAGTTACCTTTAAGCGTAGCCGCTTGCTCATCGGTCATGGGACCTTTGTTCCAAGGTGCTGCGTCTTCTCGCTCCCTTTCAATGACTGCAGCCGCTTTGCGCACGTTGGCCAAAGGAACGGTGGCAAGGAGATCGGCTTCTGTGCCTTCGGTAAATGAATACCAGTAGCCGCCATAGCGGGCTTCTTGGCGGCCATCTTTTTCAGAGCCTTTACCAGACACGGTCTTGCCACCGCGCATCAAGTTGTATTCACCAAAGCCGCTTTCAGGAACTTTGACTTTGTACACGTAGATGTTGTCTGAGTTGACGCCCTCTGATCCAGCGCCGGTCTCGTCGTCGTCAATCATAGAGATGTAGCTGGCCAAGCCTTGGACACTGGCGGCGTTCGCGTTTCCAAGGCCTTCCATGTTGGCCAAGCGGACCACGGTAATGGAGTCACCGGGTTTGGCTTCAAACTCGCCGGGCTCTTCTGCCCGGGGCCAATCTTTAGCCGGCGTTTGTCGGCCGCTAAAAGCTACGTCAAAAGGGGTGCCGACATCGTCGTCAGCTTTAGGCGCCAGCATTTCTGCTGCACGACCGGGCAAGTATTGTTCAAGCCCGCCTTGAAGCAGGAATTCTTTAAGGGCGGGTATACCCTCAACCGTGGTGCTCTTACCGTCAGCACCAATGAACGTGTATTTACAGGTTGCCATGTGGTCAGGCTCCCAGCTCCTGATCGATCAAGAGCATGCCTGCCTTGTCGCCATCCACTAACTGGATACGGGCAAGCAAATCGCCATACTCACCAACGCTGGTGCGCTGTAGCTCCAAGAACTGAAGCAGGAATTGCTGAACCACGGGGTCGCTACTGGTCTGAGAGTACATATTTTTGTAGGTGTTGTACAACTCAAGCTCAGTTTCATAAGCCAGTTCCATGGCGTCAGAAAAAGACTTGACCGAATCGGTCATGGCTTCAATCATCGGGACCTTGGCCACAGTGCCCACGTCGTTTTGAAATTGGGCGTGCAGTTGGTAGTGATTTAACTCGGCTTCGCTTTCTTTCAAAAAGAATTTCATTGCGCCAAGGTAGCCAAGGCGCTGCACCTGATTGGCAATGTGCTTGTACAGGTTTGCTGCGTAAAGCTCAGCGTGGATTGCGTCGTCAAGCATGCGCTTGATGTCAGCGGAGATGATCATTGTTGGTGTCATGGTAAACCCTTATTTGCAATTGATTTCGACTAAGCCAGATGTGTCCAGCTCGTCGAGGATGTCGAGGAAATTGTCCTGCATGTATTGGATCTGGGCCGCATCTGACCGACGCGCAATCATAGCCTCCGTGTTAGCCTTGGCAAGGCCACGTTTTTCTAATCCAACGAAGATGTCTTTGAGGGGGACTCGGGCTGCAATGAAAGTTTCCCGCTCTTCTCCTTGGATCGGGCCAGTGCGCCCAGTCGGCTGGCCAGTCTGTCCAGTTGTTCCGGCGTCCTGCTTTCCAGCCACTTGTCGTGCTTGTCTTGGTCCAGATTCGGCTGCTGCGCTGATTTGTTTTTCATCAAAGCCTTCTTTCTTAAGTAGTAATTGTGCCGCACCCGCATAGTCTTGGCTAGTGACTGCAAGATCAACGCCCAGCTTTTTATAAAGCTCCTGTTCTGGATACCAGACCAACGCTTGCAACGCCGCTGGTGGCACACGATTACCTGTCTGCTCCTCAACCAAAGCCACCATCTGTCGAGTCACGTCACGCAGGCGCTGGCGCTCACCGCCGCTGGACGGTGCATCAGTAGGCTTGTCAGAAGACTTAATGATCGAGTTGGACGCACCTACCAAAGCGGTTTTGATGCGGGCGCCAGAGTTAAATGCTTCACGTTCTTTGATGAACTGCCGGTTGTGCAAGGTGTTTATTTTACGCGCCAAAGCAATTGCGCCTTCGTCGGTTTCTTGCGCGGCAGCAACATCTTCTGGCTTAAGGTCTGCGGCATAAACGCCACGGCTTGAATCTCCGGTTTCGTTTAAAGCGGCACGGAGCTTGGCCACTTGCTTTGGAAACAGGACCGGGTCAAAAGCCAGCAGGGTGCCGCTTAGACGGCCAACAAAACGCATGAACCACATGTCCATGGTGATTGGTTCAAAGTTGCCGGTCAGGTTACTGTAAAAGCCAAATCCAATTTTGGGTCCAAAGATGGCCGAGCCAAGCATTTTCTCGTCCATTGACTCGGAGCCAATTGGAAATCCAGCAGTCTCTAATTCACGCTTGGTGAATTCAGTTTGCAAGAACCGGCGCAACAGGGTCGGGCCCATGTCAGCCATCACCTTGTTGGCCAATGCAAAGTTTTTGACCATGGCTGGGATGGCCGTGCCTTGGCCAATCTCAGGGAATTTGCCTGTTGTGCGAAAGGCTTCGTACTGGCTGGAAGCAAAAGTCAGATTGGATTCAACATCCATTTTCTGAGAAGAGATGGCAACGGCGATCAAGAAAGCATTGCGCGCGTCAGGGTCCGTGTTCAGCTCCGGGTACTTGACCGACATGATGCTTAGCATTTTGTCAATGGTCTCGTCGTACCATTCGACTGCGTTGCCAGCGCTTCGAATTGCGCCAACGGCTTCGGCCGCCATCAGCTTGGCCAAGGTCGCGCGGTCCTCGGCCTTGTTGATGTCAAGGGTTGGCATGCCTGAATCTTGGTATCGCTGGTCCAGCCACTGAATGGTTTCTGGAATGCCGCCAATTTTGGGAGCGCGGAAGATCTTGTCCTTCACGCCGCCCAGCATCAGGGGCAGAGCACTGGCGTTGTACTCTGCTTGGGAAAGGCCGAAGGCGTCTGCAACAGAGCGATAAACGCCTGTGTCTATTTTGCGCCCACCGGTACTTTCATCTTTGGCGAGTTCGGCTTCGATGGCGGCGCTGGCTTCTTCGCGGATGCGACGAGCCTCTGCCCGTTTTGCAAGAAGCTCGGGAGACCCTGTTCCCTCTTGACCATAGTCATACTCCTCTTTGGATGGGAAGGCCATCTGGCCATCCCCGGTTTTTAAAATAAAGCTCTCTGGACGACTGCCAAGAACGCTTTCTATTTTTGATGCAAGGTCGTCCATACTAGCAGAAGGAACGGCCAAAACCATCTCTTGTCCAACTGTTGTGTGGCCACTGATGTTTTCTGGCGACACCTGCCGCAAGTCTTGATAAACGGCGTCGACTGATTTTTGATCGACCATGTTTTCTGGCAACGTGATTGTGATCAAACCTGTGGGGAATGAGCCTTCAAAAGGTTTGGAATCTAAGACCATCATGCTGTCTTGGGCTAAACCAAACCCGCCCAGCCGCGCAACATCCATAAGCTGCTCAGCAGACGCCGTGCTTGGGACAAGCGCAGCAAACGAAGGACTTGTTTTTTCAAGATAGCCGCCCAACTGCGTGGTCATCTTAGCCCTAACGCCGGCGAGCTTAAACACTTGAGGCATGATCTTCTCAGCAACCCTTTGGCTGATCTCAATCTTGCGTTCAAAGGGCACCGCGTCCCAACGAGCGGTAAGCTCGGTATTGTTAGGATCGGGGGCAACCTCAAACATAACCCTAGCAGGCGCTGCCTTTGCGGGCTTCTTGCTAAACCTAACATCGCTGCCGATGCGTTCCAGTTCTGTGTTGGCTGCGTCGCGTGAAGCAACGGGGATCTCCAGATTGCCAGCAGCAACACGGGCACCCGGTACACGGGAAGCCTCGATGATGGCCAGCTCTTTGGAAAGAAGCCCCTTCTTCAGCGTCGTAGGTTCGGCTGGTGTAGGGGCTGGGGCACCGGCCACGCGACCCAAGGATCGCACGGGTACGGCAGAGTGGCGCGGGCCCAGCAGGACGACGGCCGCTTGATTGTTTCCAAAGGGAGCAATATAGCCGTCAAAACCTCCATTGATTACTGCGGATTCGAAGGCGTTGAAGTTTCCTTTGACCGGAAGTATCTGCGTTTTGGGGTCGTAGATGTTGTTGAGTCGGACTTCGTGGGCGATGCCTCCGACTCCGGCTTCGGGTCGGACGCCGGCGCCTTGGTCAACATAGAAGTAAACGCGATTTTTGAGGCGAGGATCTGGGCTACCGTCCAGTCGATCGCGCTCTGCACCTTTGAGACCAGTCCCATAATAAGCTCCATTTAACGAAGTGCGGGCTTCGGTTGAGTAGTGCCGGCCGATAACGGAGACGGCGCCTTCGCGGGCTGTTCCGTATTCTGGGGCTTGACTGCCCCCATCTCCACCAGCGAGTTGTCGAGCTGACGCTGTAGGCCCTGATACGTCTTGACCTGCTGCAACGTTAATGCTTCCATTTTGAATTCCTTTGTTATACGCAACGAGGGCGTCGCGGGCTATTGCTTTTGCCTTGTTCAAATCGCGCAAGTAGGTGTCGACCTTGGCAGATTCTTTCCCGCCTTGAGTTGCCGTGCCTTTAAGCGTGTCGATCAAATTGTCAATGATCTTAATCCATCTGTCGACAAAACCTTTAAAGCCTTGTGGGTCAGCAGCCGCCACGTCTTCCCAGAATTTCTTGTCTGTAGCCCTGTTGCCTAGGAAGTCGGCAGTCATTTCAGACCGTATGGTCTTGCCGGCCATAGCTTCTTGCAGGCGTTGCTCTCGCGCAACAGGATCTGCAATTGCATCCAGCTCTTCTTTCAGCAAGAAGTTTTCAAGGTATGCGCGCTTACCCACATCGGTCATGTCATCAAAGACACCGTTCATGCTGGCCACGTACCGCTGCGCCGGCGTGTCGGTCAGGCCTTGATTGGTTTCCAGCTTTGCAAGCTGTTCAATCGTGTGGTGGAATTCATGAAGGCCCGTGCGCGCAACGTTGGTGTCAACGTTGGCGGTATTGATAAAGGCTGTGCCGCCAATGGCCACGCCGTTTATGGCGTTAGAGCGATCGTCGTTATAAGCGTAAACCCTACCACTGAATTGGCTGTTTAAAGCCTGAGCAATTTCATTGATCGCGCTGTCCAGATTTGCTGGAGACGCGTTAAAGATCGCCGGGCTTTCTACACCGTTGGAAGTAGCCCACCTGTCGATAGCAGCTTGTGCAGTTGCTCTAGCTCCGGCTGCGGCAGACTCTCCTCCCACTGGCGCAATTGCGGCACCAGACATTTCCGATTCTGGGAGGGTAAGAGTTTTGTCGGCAATGATGCCTGCGTTTTGGTCGGTTGGTGCATTGGCCAATGGTACGCTAGGGGCGTTTGTAAGTCCAGTGGCTGGGGTAGTACCAGCCCCTTCGGCTTGACGCGCTGTAAGCTCAACTGACGCGCCCCTGCGGGTGATTGCGGGGACGGATTCGTCGGTTGCAATGGTTTGAAGCTGGTCGTCAGACAGTTGCGAAACCGCAACACCTTGAATCTTTTGTGGGCGTGGCGCATTCAAACGCAACTTGTCCAAACCAAACTGTTGTTCGGTAGCAACACTTGGCTCAGGCAGGGTAAGGGCCTGCATAGTGTCAAGGGCGGGCAGTGGGGCCAGAGGGGCGTTGGGATCAAACGTTGGCTCAACCCGGCCCAACGTGTCTATGGGTCCTAAAGGTGCTGGCGCGACTGGGCCGGGGGTGATCTCCAGCGATCCAGCCAATTCATTTGCCGATGCAACCGCGTCGTCAACCGATGTCGATTGCAAGATGCGCGACGGGTCCGACGTTTCCAGTGGGCTGATCAACCGGGCGTCGTAAGTCTGGGGATTAAGTAAGTAGCGAGCCGCTTGGTCCGAGCCTGCAAACTGCGCGCCCCCGGGTTGGCCAGCAAGAGCTTGTTTGTATTCGTTTCTGGCTGCAAGCGCAGCGAACGGGCCAGAGGTTACCGTAGCGGTAGCGCCGGCTTCGGCCACACCTTCTAACAAATCTTGATTTGGGTTTACGGTTTGGGTAACAACGTTGCTACCCAGCTGAGTTCCCATCTCTTCAATGTTTTCGCCAACAAGTTCTTTGCCAAAAATCTTTGCGCCGCTTTGGGTTGCCAGTCGCTGGTTTAAAGACTTGGCAATACCCCGAGAAACTATGGCAGCCTCAGCACCGGCATAACCAAAAAGGCCAAGCGGCGCCACAATTGCAGCGGCAATGCGCGCTTTTGTTGTAGCAAGTTCTTTGATTGCGTCTTTGCTAGACATCCCCCCGGCAGTCAAGCGTTGGTAGTCTTCGTTCTTTTGCCACTCTTTAAGCGGTGTTTTATTGGGGTCTGTCAGTGCTTCGTAAGTAGACCCTGCGGCGTCACCACCGGCCATAAGCATGGAAGCCGTACGTCCGCCCACGGCAGCCCCTGCTATTTGAGCGCCGGTTTTAATAGCCCCACCGCTGATAGCCTCGCCCAACGCCAGCGTCGGGCTTGCGCGGCCAGCAAGGCCAACCAAGCCGCCGGCAGCCGCACTTCCAGCTCTGGCCAAACCAAGCACACCCAAGAAGTAACCGGCCTGCTTGACCGTTTCTTGCAAAGCCATTGACGGGCTAGACACCAGCTCGCCAACAACTGTTGCGTACTGATTGATAAAGCCTTCTTCGTTATTGACCCGGGCGGCCATGCGAGCTTGGCGAGCTTTAAGTTGATCTGACTCAAGATCTTTAAAATCTTTTTGCGCTTTGCGAAGTGTTTCGCCAATGGCGCTGCTTGGCGCAATGATGTTGACGGGCAAGCTAAGAAACGACGCGCCAAACTGAGCGGGTGCGGAAACCAATGTATCAAAGGCCCACTGCCCAGCGGTACGGAATTCTTCAGCTTTTGCGTCTCGCGCGGCGGCTACATTCTCAGGCCTCTTAGCGCGCTCAATTAACCCGCCAATAGATTCTTCGCCCCGCAGGTCCATCTCCTGCGCTACTTGTTTGACGCGCTCGTCTTCTGTCCGAGTTATGCCGCTGCGGACCAGATCAGCTTGGGCAACAGTGCCTTTGCTAACTGGACCTGCGCCGTAACTCAGGCGCTTGTCGATCTCGGCTTGTTGTTCTTGCGCCGTTGGAGGCGCCGCTGTGTCCAACACACTCTTGTATTCTGGCGTGACAAAGTCTTTGACTTTTTGCAAGACGCCACGGGTATCGGCTGGTTTAGCAGGCGCGGGAGCGGGCGCAGGCGCACGGGCAGCCGCAGGCACAGCGGGCGCTTCTTCCACAGGCGCAGCTTTGGGGGCATCAACCCGGCTTACCAAATGGCTAATAATTTCGTCGTCGCTAACGCCGTCCTTGCGGGCGGCGGCAACGTCGAAGTTTCTTTTGCTGGCAAGGTAATCAGCGATTTCGGCCGGGCTATATCCGTCCTTTAAAGCACCTTTGACGTCAAATGCCATGTGGGTCCTTAGTCTGCGGTTGCGTCGCGTTCGTATTTAGACAAGTCTCGACCGCTGCTAGGCACAACGATCTGACCACGCAAGCGCTCTTCAGCTTGCTTGCGCTTTTCAGCCTCCGGCAATTTAGCAAACTTGTAATCATCTTTGGCCATCTTGGTAACCAAGTTGGACAAGGTCTTATCGTAGTCAGCTGCCTTGCCAAGGACCTTGGTAGTACCGTCAGACAAGACTGCAATCTTCTGGCCTGAATCATCGGTGTATGTGCTGCGCACTTTGACAGCACCACCGCCGCCTGAAACCGCACGATCCTTGATAGAGTCTGCGCGGATCTGAGCGGCCTTGATACCGGCTGCGCCTTTGGCTTCGTTCAAAGCTGCCTCGCCTTTGAGATAGTCTTTGTTTCCCGAAAGCGAGGTTGTTTCTGTAATCTTGGCGGTAACGGCATCCGCTGCTTTGGTTATATCCAAAGGTTTGTTAGCGGTGTACTCGGAGGTTGCGACCTCAGCTGCTTGAGGAGCCACCGTTTTGCGGTTTGCAAGACCCCCTTGAGTTTTTGCCAAATCAGCAGCAACGGTTTGAGCAATGTACTCTGGAGACATCTTACGAGTTTCCTCAGTAATGTCGCGGCCGCGTTTGATCTCGTCAACACGCAACTGCCTTTCAGTCTCAGCATCCATAAGCTGTTTCCTTAGATCCAGCTCACTTTGCTTTTTCATTTCCATGTCGGCGCCCTTGCCGTAGCCTTCAGCAGCCCCGCCTACAGCGGCAGCAATCAAGCCAGCGATACCCATATCAAGCTCCCATCTGCTGCGGTGCAGCCGGAATGTTTTCGTTGCTGTACTGGTTCAACATCTGTTCCATTTTGTCTGGCGCAACGCCAAACTTTTCTAAGATTGTTGAGATCATAATTTGCATGCCGCCGCCAATCTCAGCATTGGTTGGTTGGCCAAGGTCGGTCTCACGCATGAAGTCTACGGCTTCCATCATCAACTTCATACCAGCTGGAATGATTACGGCCGGGGGCATTGTTTCATTTGATTCTTTAAACAAAAGCAACATCAAGCCAGCAATACCTTTACCAAGGCGCTGGTCCATAGGGCCTTCACGCTGCAATTCTTCAAGCATGACTTTGTGACTTTCTTTAGAGAACATCACTTTCATGCCAGCAATGACCACGCGCTCGTAAGCCTCCTGTAACTCAGGCGGCATTTTGATATTTTCCTCAACCGATTCTTTGGTTAAGTCGTCGCCTTCTGGGCGACCCATCTCGTCTTGAATTAGTCCTGTTGCCATAATGTTCTCCTTAACCGCGTGCGCCGGTAATCAAACCAGCGGGAGCCTGTTGTTGCCAAGGCTGGGTAATGTTAGCGTTGGAATTTACCGCCATGGTACCCATCTTGACATTAGCGTAACCGTTTGCAAGGTTTGCACGGCGCCGTTGTTCTTTGGCAATTGCTTCTTGCACTTCCAAAGCCTTTGCGTTGGCGTATCCGGTGTTGGCTTTTAATGCCTCAAGCTCTGCACCAGTCTTGCCGCTGAGCACGTTGGCCACAGCGCCAACAGCTTGGGCTGCAACGTAGGCACCAGTTGGATTGTTCTTCAACAAGTCCATGGCGTTGCCGCCGGCGGTGCTCAAGGCTTGGCCGTAGTTGCCGGCTTTGATAGAGTCTACAAAACCGGGACCCGCTGGGGCCACAGCGTTAGGGCCCGCTGGGCCGGGTGTCTGGCCAAAGGTGTTGGCCGTAGGCGCGTTAAGTTGGGCCGGTGTCAAAGCCTGCACGTTTTCTGACGCAAAGCCGCCGGGGCCTGCGTTAAGAGGATTGGCCCCACCACCGGGCGCGTTGACGTTAAGGGGCTGATTATTTACAACAGACGGCGCCGAAGCAGCGTCGACGACGGGGTTAGTTTGAGCGCCGTTAACTACAGGGGTTTGAGCGCCGGCAGCCACAGAACCTCGTAAGGCTTCGTCAGGAATCGAGGTGGTCATACCCAAAGATTCGCCAAGATTGCCGGAGCTAAACAAGCCTTGGCTTTCAGCAAAAGCACCTATGCCGCCAGCAATACCAGCAATGGCACCCAGCTTCATCAAGCTCTTGTTGCCAGTGATATTACCAACCAAGCTCACCGCTGCGCCAGCAAACGTGATGCCTTGCATTACCGTCATAGCAGCAAAGCCGGCTTCGGCCGTAGCAAACATTGTGCCAATTGAAATGGCCGCGCTGATCGGATCGTTTTTCTCACCGTAGGCTGGGCCGCCGGTGGGATCGCCGATAGGATGCTCAGCTGCCATTGCCCGGGTTTCAGCCCGAGACATGTAGATTTTCTTGATCATATTTTCCTCTCAAAGGGTAGGCTGCCAAGCAGATAATACTCAACGTCCCCGTCTTTCCAAGTAGGCTTAAAGCCAATTCGTTTTACAAATTCTTTTTGTGCCGCGCGCCCGTGCGCTACACGCGTAGTCAAAAACCCATGTCTTTCAATCACCGGTTTAAGAAAAGACCTGACCGCCCCACGCATGCTGGCCTTGGGTTTCCACCCGGGCGCAAGCGCAAAATGAACTTCGGTCCCTTTGGCCACCATGGTCCAAACGTGTTGCCCATCAAAATCAAACGGGAGAACATCCCAGTCTGCAAAGTAATCCAGAATCGTGTAGCGCGACAGCGACGTGCCCTTACGGACCGAAGAGATGATCGGTTCGAGAAGGGCTTCACGCGTCATTTCGACCAAGTTATCAGATCTTTTAAGCCGCTAATACCAGAGGTGGCGCTAAGAATCTTAAGCGAATTCTGCAAATAAGTTTGCTGTGAATCAACGGCTGTTTGTTTTGCTGCGGTTTCCAGATCGGGGTTGGCCATGATGTCAGCAATGTTCTTAGACACTTGCTGGAAAATCTCATTGGTGCTGGCCGATGCCTGCATTTGATTTTTGTACAGGGCTTCAGTCTGGGCCAAAGATGCGCGGGTCGAAGCGTCAATGTTTTGCAGCTCAATCTTTGTTTGCGCGTCAGCATTGGACAGCGCGTACTTCATCGATTGGTCCATCATGTTCTGAACGGTGCTGTTCAAAGCAGTGGCGTATTGCTTAGACACGTCGGTCTGGTTAGCCGCTGTAAATTGAGCAGCAGCGTTCTGAGCAGCGGCATTTGTTGCCGCAGCTTGATTGGTTGCGCCCGCTGTAAACTGGGCCGCCGTATTGGCCGCATTGGTATTAGCCAAAGAAGTTTGGCTGGCAGTGTTTGCGCCAAACTGCATAGCTTGATTTGCTGCGGCTTGATTTTGTAAAGCAGCTTGATTGGCCGCTGTTGCGGTAAAACCAAGAGCTTGATTTTCTGCAGCCAGATTTTCTGAGCCAGCTTGATTCTGAGCGCCGGCTGTAAAACCAAGGGCTTGATTAGTTTGGCCAGCGTTAAATTGCGCCCGCTGGTTTGCGGCGTTGGCGTTAACCTGAGCGGCGTTGGCGTAAGTGGACGCGTCTTGCGTGGCAATTGGCAGCGCAGTATTGATAACGGCTTTTTGTCCTTCGCCCAAAGCCATGCTGGAATTGACCAGTCCGCGTTGGTTCATTTGGGCCAAAGAGTTAGCACGCGCTTGCTGAAGCAAAGGCGAGTTGGCAGCAATGATGCCGCCTATTTGACCTTGAACTGTTTGATTGTTGCCAACGGTCCAGTCTGTGCCAAGGGCTGTAGAAGCGTCATACCCGGCCGCTGTACGCGAACCGGCGTCGTATCCTTGGCCAGTCATTGTGCTGGCGTTGTATCCAAAAGGATTAGCGTCTTTGGCCGTGTAGCCGGCTGCGCCAGCGGTCGCTGCGTTGTAGCCAGTAGCCTGCGGTGCGGCAATGGCGCCCGTGGCTGCGCCAAGCAGGGTCGCCCCTGATGTGGTGTTTAAAGCGAACGGGTTGTTTGCTATAGCCATATTTGCTCCACAAATGAGAAAGCCGCTCTAGGCGGCCTCTTGCGGGCGCAGGGGCCCCGCAAAGATTTTACGTCAAGAATCGTTTAACAACAAGCATTCTGCTTGCCTGCGTTTTAAAAGACCGGGCAATACTTTACCGCCGCCTTTGGTCCAAAGCATGAGTTGTTCTTTGGCGCCCTCCCAATCTTGGGCGTTGACCTTGCGCTTCAGGGTAGAAGTCTGGAGACGTCCGGTCCCCAAATTGTAGGCAAAGTCCACCAGCGCGTTGCACTTGCGAACGTCAGTAATTAGGCCGGGGCAGTTGCGCAAAACACCCGGTAGGTACGTGTGCTCAAGCTCAATCATCAACAGCGCTCGTGCCGTTGGCTCATCCATTGGCGCGTCTTCTAAAGTCACCTTGCGCTTGTCCGCGTAGTACGTTGAGCCGTAGCCGATCGTGGCCACTCCGGCCGGACATAGGTACGGCTTAGAGCGGTAGCCCGCAAATTGACGGCACAAAGCAGCGGCTAGTTCTAGGTTCATAACCCACGCTTAGCCAAGGTACGATCAAGGAACCAAAAGTTAATTGTTCCAGCCAGCAATGCCGAGAAGTCTGGCGACATCATTATCTTGAACACTTCTACGGGAGGCGCGCCAGTGATCCATGCGTTCCACGCAAACCACACGTGGATGAAGCTCCACACAAACAGGACCCAGTACGTAACGACCGGCCTGACTGATGCGGATAAAGACGCGGCCCAACCACCAGCGGCTTTGACCATTGTGGCTTGTTGTTCTATGGCAGACTGAAACGCATCCATGACACCTACGTCAATAGCGGCTTCGCGCTGCGCGCCAATCTCAGCTAGCTTCTGTTGTCCACGCAGCGTTTCCAGTTCGCACTGGCGAGAGAACATTAGCAGTTCGTGTTGGCGCTCGTTCTTCTTATCAAAAAACTTGAGCACCTCGGGGGCCATACGAAACAGACCGCCAAAGACGGAACCCAGAATACCACCACTTAAAACATCAAACATAATTATTCCTCCGATAAATCAGTTGCTGCCAAATTGATGCGTGTTTTTAGAGCCGCAATATCTTCTGGCTTTTCCTTAAATCCGATCGCTATATACCCTGCAAACTTACCTAAGTCTGGTGGGATAGATCCACGGCACATGAACTTGACACCTTGCTTTGCACCCCACTCACCCACCTTGGATGACGGGTTAAATTCTTCGCAGAGAATTTCGTTGTTTAGCATGGCCACCATGGCGGCGTTGCGGTCTGCGCTGGCGTTAAAGAGAGACGTCACCGTGCCCTCCATGGCTTTCTCTCGTGAGCCGTCGGCGTTCAACGCAAGCACAGTGGTGCGGCTGTTGGTTGCTAGATTGGCTTTGTGAATCAGCACAACTAAACCATCGACATCTTTTAGCAAACCACGGGCTGGGGCAAGCAAGCTCTCTTGCTTGGCCAGCTGGGGCATCTTGTCTTGGTTGGTGATGGCGTGAAGAATGACCTGACGTGAGTCCCATGCAAAATATCCAGCAAACGCAAGGAACGAAAGCAGGATGACGGTAAACAACTTAAAGGGGTTATCAACCCATTCAATCAAACCTATGACTTTTCCAAGAGCGCTGTCGTCTTTCTTGGCCTCAGCTTTTACAGGCGCTGGCGCAGCAACGGACACATTGATTGTTTGCTCTGCTTTGGGCTTGGGTGTACGCCGTTTAACAGGCGCCACTTTTGCTGGGGGTTTCTTTGTAACCATTATGCGTACAGGTCCAATTTACGGTTAGTAAAAATCTCTAGGCTAAGTTGGTTTTGTTCTGCTTTTTTAACGTACAACTCAAACTCAAGGTCTTGAATTTTGTTTATTTCTTTTTTCATCTTCAACGCTTGCTTGTATTCTTCGTCAAGGCGCGCGGCCCTGCGCTCAAGAGCATCTGCTTTGGTCGGGTAGTCTGCCGCCGCTACCATTGGATACCATTTGTTTAGTGGCGGAATCACTTTTTCTTCTCCCGTTCAATTGCGTTCTTGTACCCCTGAATGACTTTATGCCTTAACTCTGCGCTATCAGCAGCACCCGCCCACTCGGATAAGTTATTCCAAATTACTACAAAGTCGGTACTTTTACATAAGTGCAGATGATTTGTAAGCCACATTGACATTTGTTGATGGCGCTCAGTTGGGTTGTGAATTGTGTAGGCTATCCCATAAAACTCACGCACGCTGCACAAGTCTTTGCTTGTAGAGTGAAGGGCAAGAGTGAGAACAAGTGCTGCCAGCCATTTCACGGATACGCCCAAACAATTATGTAAGAACAGGCAATTACAAAACAGATAATTGCGGCCGCTGCAATGATTGCCTCAGCCCAGTCCCACATGTCATATTCCAAATATCTTTTTAAAGACTTCTGCTGCGACGCCGGGACCAAGCAACACGGCCAAGATCACTACGTACAATAAGTACTCAATCTTGGTCATGCGCCTATCCCCAGAACGCAAAGAATTCTCTATGCTGTTGTATCGCTCCGCGCAAATGGCTTCGTGCACGGCAAGCCTTTTATCGACGTCTGCTTCCATGACTAGACAGAAGCGGCTTGCAATGGTGCAAGATTCTCATTTGTCCAATAGTCTTTAGCCAACATGATTTTCAAATGTTCTTTGTTGCGTGATAGGCAATCAGCCCAATCAGCATCAGTCATGTTTTCTGGCTTGCCATCATTGATTAGGTTTACGCTATCCATTGCGGCAGAGTAGTGCTTGGCAATTTGTTCGGGGGTTTGTGTATCAATCATAATTTTCCTTTAAAGATTAGCGGCATCAAGTCGTGCCTTAAGAGAATCGTTTTCTGCTTTAAGTTCTTTAATGGCGTTAATCATGTACCAAGTTAGATTGTCTTGGTCTACAGTCATCACACCAGTAGATTCAGTCTTTACGCACTCGGGCAAAACTGCTTGTAATTCTTGAGCAATCACACCAAGTTGAACACCTTGTTTTGATATAACACTATGTGCTGGCAATTCTGTAACTTCTTCTGCAACACGATATTCAAAGTTGCGAACACGAATTGAGTTAATTACACTCAAGCCAATATTGTTATCAACTATGTTTTTCTTTAGACGCTGGTCAGAAGTTACAGACCATGTTGCCCCATTATTGCCTTGATATACACCGCCACTACCGGGGTTAATAAAGCCAGTAGAGCCGCCCTTGCCAACTGAGTTATATCCAATAACAATTTCGTTGCTATTCCCTGCGGCAGAACCATAAGCATAGTGACCAAAAAAACAGTTATAACTGCCTGATGTAAGTCCATACCCAGACCTATCTCCACAACCTGTATTTGATGCACCAGTTGCTGTTTTTAAAGATTCATTTCCAATACCCGTGTTGTTATTATTTGAGGTATTTGAATTTAAAGCCTGATATCCAAGTGCCGTGTTGTAACTACCAGTATTGGTATACAAAGCCGCATAGCCTATAGCCGTATTGCTTGTTCCTGTACTGTTGGTATAAAGAGATGCCGCACCATACGCTACATTATTTGAAGCAGTGGTGTTGGAATACATTGAAGAATTACCAAAAGCCGTATTTTCACTACCCGTAGTATTACCAACAAGCGCAAGATTTCCACCGCAAACATTATAAGAACCTGTTGTATTTGCATAAAGTGCTTGATAACCTAAAGCTACATTGTTAGATGCTGTGGTGTTTAGGTTAAGTGCGGCCGCACCAACAGCCGTGTTATATGAACCAGTTGTATTGGTTGCCAATGCGCTATAAGAAAGACCCGCATTGTATTGACCAGTTGTGTTTGAATATAAAGTGTATCCACCAAAACCAGCGTTGTAATTTCCAGCTATATTTGTGAACATTGATTGTTCACCCATCGCTGTATTAGAAAATCCTGTTGTGTTGGCTTTTAATACTTGATAACCAACCGCAGTTACTCCATAAGCAGTAGTTAAAGCATTTGCCGCTTGATAACCAACTGACATATTTGCAGTAGATGCTGTTGGAGTATTTCCATACACAGTACCCAACGCAGTAGGCGTAGCGGCAGAAGCACCACTTGCTGGTGTTGCCCATGAACCATCACCACGCCAGAATGTGCTAGATGATGCTGATGTTCCTGAGTTTAGATTTGTAACAGGTAGGTTGCCACTTACGCCTGTGGCAAGGGATATACCTGTGTCGCCTGATATTGTTACTGCCATGATTAAGCTCCTTGTCGTGCCGCTTCAGCCGCAGCCTGTGCCGCTTGATAAGCCGCTACCACCTCAGCAGTCCAAGCCGCATTGCAGATTGCAACGACATTATCGGGAACGCCTGTCAAGTCTTGTGCGGGTGTGAGGCTTGAACGATGGAATGTTTGGCTGATTTGGTTGCCATCTTCCATGATGCGTGTAGCCTCACGATAGAGAACGATGCCGTTCTCGGTTACTGTAATTTGATCGACTGTGGTAGTTTTAGTTAAAGACATATTGTGCTTTCAATTAAACGAAATAAGTTGCTGTAAAAGCAAACTCATTGGTGCTAGTAACGCCAGATGTAAAAGCTACATCTACTGTTGTTGAATAAGCAAATGTTGTTGCTACACCATTATTTAAATTACTGCTATTTCCACCAGACCCTGTACCAACCCGTGTAGCACAAGTAAAGGGTAACCCTGTCATTCGTGCATAACTATTTGTACTACCAAAAGTTCCATTAGTGCCAATTATTGAGCCTATAACAACAACCACTCTTCCTGTTTTTGTATAAGTTGCAGTTCCAATTGTGTAAGCTGTAGCAGTTCCAGTGTTTAGAGTAACAGTTGGTGTCCAAGTCCCCTCCTCATAGTCATCTAAGGTATTAGCGTCTGTAGATGCTGATTGAGTTGCAGGGAATGTGATGCCTGTGCCTGTTGCAGGTGTTGCACCTTGAAGTGCAATCGATTTACCTAAATCAAACTGAAGAAGTGGTGTACTAACATTGTAAAAAATAAATGGTCTAGGTGCTGAACCACCTGAGTTGTATGTAGATGTGATACCAACCGAAGTGTCACCCGCAGACAAACTTAAAATTGCTTTTTGAGTGCTAGTTGATTCAATCCAAACCTCAGTAGTAGCAGAACTAGCAATATTTAAAGGTTTTGCAGGAGTTGTAGTTCCAATACCAACTCTTTGTGAAGCATCCACAGTCACAGCAGTAGTCCCTGCCGTTTGCAGTTGTAAGATGCCCGATGTGTCAGCAGTGGTGACTAGCCCACCTGATGTTGCTGCATTGATTATGCTTGCCATGATTAGGCTCCTTCTAACGCTGTGATACGTTCTGTCAACGTAGTGATTAAGGCTTGCTGTTCCTTGATGGCATTTATCATGTACCAAGTTAGGTTATCGGTATCTACAGACATAACACCAGTTGATTCAGTCTTTACGCACTCAGGCAGAACGGCTTGCAGTTCTTGAGCAATTACACCAAGTTGAACACCAGACTTTTTGATTGCGTCAGTTGGCTTGAGTTCGGCATCAACTTCATCGGGCAAACGATACTCAAAGTTGCGTACTCGAATAGAGTTGATTGCATTTAAGCCAACTGTATTGTCAACAATGTTTTTCTTCAGTCTTTGGTCAGAAGTTGTTGACCATGTAGATGAGTTGTTACCCTGATAAGCACCACCACTACCACCATAAATTAAACTTGTTCCGCTTCCTTTACCTACGGCTTGCGCCCCTATTACAAGTTCTGATGAGTTACCAGCGGAAGATGGTTGAGCGCCTTGCCCAATATAAATTGAATACGAACCTGTTGTTAAATTAGAACCTGCACTTCTTCCGACAAATGTGTTGTCAGTTCCAGTTGTGACGTTATACCCCGCTAGGTATCCCAAACCAGTGTTGCTTGTGCCGGTGGTATTATTGTAAAGAGCCGCCGCCCCATGAGCCGCACAATAAGAACCAGTGGTGTTTGTAAACATTGCACCATTGCCAGTAGCCGTATTTTCACTTCCTGTGGTGTTAAATTTAAGCGCTTGATACCCCATTGCATTGTTGTAACTAGCCGTGGTGTTAGAGGTAAGAGCTAAACCTCCAATAGCAACATTGTTAGCACCCGTTGTATTTGTGTAAGCGGCTTGAGACCCAACAGCCGTGTTGTTTGCCCCTGTTGTATTAGCTTGAAGGGCATAATAACCAGTAGAGGTGTTGTCTGATGCCGTGGTATTGCCAACAAGTGCGCCATAACCAACCCCAACATTGTTACTTCCCGTGGTGTTAAGTGCAAGTGCATATGCGCCAACACCTACATCATATTGACCCGTAGTGGTAGCCCCTAACGCATTAAAACCAACAGCGGTATTTTCAACACCAGTTGTATTTGCATCTAATGCGGCATAACCTACGGCAGTGTTGTTAGATGCTGTGGTGTTAAGGTGCAAAGCATCTGTTCCGACTGCGGTATTATTTGAACCTGTGGTGTTTGCCCTTAATGCCCCACCACCAAATGCGCTATTGTTGCTTCCAGTTGTGTTGTAGTAACCGGGAGGCCAATTATTAGAATCCATCCCACCTACAAAAGAGTTTGCAGTTCCTGTTGTGTTAGTAAAACCTGATTGATTGCCAATAAATAAATTATTATCACCAGTATTTGAGTAACCAGCCCTATACCCCATAGCGGTACTTCGTGCGCCAGTAGAGTTTGTATATAACGCTTCTACACCAACAGCAGTTGCGCCAACTCCAGTAGTAGAACTAGCGGCATTATATCCAATAGCAGTTAAATAAGGTGTCCCACCGCTTGTCGTTTGCTTGCCATACACAGTACCCAATGCAGTAGGCGTAGCGGCAGAAGGCAGACCCGATGTAAGTGCTATTGTTCCTGTTGTAGACGGAAGATTTAAAGTTGTTGTCCCCGCCACCGCAGGGGCTTGTAGCGTGACGCTGCCCGATGTGTCGCCAGCAATAACTATTGAACTCATAAAATTTCCTTACAAAACAACCCAGCGTGAACCGCTAGAAATTGTGACTGATTGACCGGATGCCACAGTGACGGGACCAGAAGACATGCCCGAACTTCCTGTTGCTATCGTGTAACTTACAGATACTGTTTGGCTGTTCACCACAATACCATTGCTTGCATTGATAACCGAAGAAGCAAGTTCACCAGTGCTTGGTTTGTACAGCAACTTAGCATTGCCAGTGTACAGCGTTGTAGCCGTACCAGATGTTGCATCTGCAAACAAAGGATAGACGTTAGTGGCTGTGGAGGTGTCGTTAGACAGAGATACTGTTCCACCCGCAGTAGCCCATGACAAAGTTCCTGTGCCATTGGTTGACAAGACTTGTGCGCTTGTTCCATCAGCAGCAGGGAGTGTCCAAGTTACATTGGCAGCAATGGTGTCTGGTGCTTTAAATGACACATAGTTTGTGCCGTTATCTGTGTCTTCATACAGCTTTAAATTAGAGCCAGCAGTTGAGTTCCCAAGAACATCTAAGGCCCCTGTAAACACAGCCGCACCAGTATCACTCAATGTCGCACCAGTAGAGTTCTGAAGCAACTTACCTGTAGTGCTATCAAAACGAGCAAAAGCATTATCTGTTGAGGAGGCAGGGCCAACAACATCGCCAGTTCCGCTTGCTGTGGAGTTAATAGTCTGATTAGGCCATGTACCAGTAACAGTTACGTTTGTACCCGCAACGATACTAGGAGTTGCTGTTCCTGTTCCACCATTGGCAACAGGGAGCTGACCTGTTACGCCAGTTGTCAGAGGCAAACCAGTTGCATTGGTCAAAGTCGCACTTGTTGGTGTACCAAGAATAGGTGTAACTAGAGTTGGACTTGTGGCAAAGACTAACGATCCTGTGCCAGTTTCATCTGTTACAGCAGAGATTAGGTTTGCACTTGAAGGGGTTGCTAGGAAAGTTGCTATACCCGTACCTAAACCACTTACGCCAGTTGAGATTGGTAGACCCGTGAGGTTCGTCGCAGTTCCGCTAGATGGCGTACCAAGCACACCACCATTGACCAAAGGTGCGCCAGAAGAGCCTACATTAACCGCTAGAGCCGTTGCTACGCCTGTACCTAGGCCAGACACGCCGGTTGAAATTGGAAGCCCTGTGGCATTGGTCAAAGTCGCACTTGTTGGTGTACCGAGAATAGGTGTAACTAGAGTTGGACTTGTGGCAAATACCGCAGACCCTGTGCCGGTCTCATCTGTTAGAGCACCCAAAAGGTTAGCTGAACTAAAAGAGCCAAGGGATGTGGCATTTCCAACGGAAGTAATTGCGCCCGTTAAATTTGGAATAGTTGCAGCATTGCCATTTAATTTTTGAATGGCTTGCAAAATTGAATCAGTGGCCGCAACCGTTCCCGCGCCAGATACATAACCTGTTAGCACCTTGCCAATCACAGAAGCATTAGTTAGCGTTGCTGCATTACCTACTGAGGTTACCTCACCAGTTAGGTTGGCATTGGTCGTGACATTACCCGCAGTAAGGCCCGCTGCAGTACCTGTGATGTTTGTTCCAACCAAGGTGCTAGGTGTACCAAGATTGGGGGTTACAAGAACTGGGCTGGTGGATAGCACCATATTTCCAGTTCCGGTGACTGCATTACTAAGGGTTACGCCACCATAAGTTAAAGCAGCAGATAGCGTGGTGGCCCCTGTTGCACTAAGGGTGGTAAAAGCCCCGGTGTTTGGGGTTGCGTTGCCAATAGCACCGGGCGCGGGAAAAGACGTGACATTAGCCGTACCGTCAAAGCTGGTGCCGCCAATTGTTCTGGCCGTAGCCAAAGCAGTCGCCGTCGACGCGTTGCCTACAACAGCCCCGGTAAAGGTCGTTGCGCTGACAGTAGTGAAGGCACCGGTGCTCGGGCTTGAGGCGCCAATCGTTGTGCTATTGATTGTTGAAGACGTGATGGCCAAAGCCTGCAAAGCAGCCGAAGCAATCAGCGCCGTGCCTGCGGAATTGACCATTGCAACTTTGTAACCGTTGGCGGCCAAAGTCGGCAACAAATCAAAACCAAGGGTGATGTTCTCTAGCTCATTGCGCAACGATGCCGATGAGCCCGGCGAGTTGGGCGTTGGATAGGTGGTGTGGGTATAGTACGGATTGCTCATCGAAGTCCTCGGCGTAGGGTGTAGTGCACAATAATGTTATTCACCGTAAAAGGCTCAAAAAGATCAGAGTTTGTAGAAACGCGAATGGCCATGTTTTCGGCGGTTCCCGTAACTTCAATCTCAGACGGAGATATGTCAGACCCATCCCACACAAAATTGTCCCAACTCATGTCGTCCCAGTAGCTTGATCTCAAGTCGTTTTGGTATGAGGCATCATCGGGCTGGGTCAATGCTGCTGTACGGTAGCCAAGGTCATAACCAAATTGAATTTCGGCGTAGGAATCCCCCGACAACTCTACAGCAGCTTTGCGATAACGTTTTAAAATTCGAGGCGATTTTGTTGAGTTGTAAACCAAGTTTATGTTGGCCGGAATAAAGTCGCCGTCAAAGCTCGTACCTAAATCCATTTGGTACACGTACCCATTAGTCGAACCAAAGAATTGGACCGTGCCGCCGCTAGGCGCTTCGCTGTCAACGGAACAGTTAATGTTGTGCGCAAACTGTATTGGCATACTGCCCAAAACTTGGCCGTTTAGGATTGTCATGTAAAGGCCTGTTCCGTCTGAAAAGAACACCCGGTACTGGCCCTTGTCTCGGTTGACCGTACTGCCAACAGCCAGTCCTCGGTGCTGCTCGATAAATTTAGGAATGTTCATGGTCAACGACGCCGGCACAAAGTTACCAAAGTTCAGCGATGTGCCCAGACTAATAATGCCCCTGTCGTCCAACACATACGCTTGGTCCATGTTCTGCGCCGTGTATGCAATAGCACCCGTGCCGCTGTTAAATGTAGACAAACTAAAATTTGCGGAGCTTGTGCCGTACAGCACCGAGGTGTCGCTTCGTGTGTAAACGCCTAAAGCGCCGCTTGACTGATCGCCCGGCAGCACCAGCATGTTAGTAACTTCACCGTTCATTGCAATTTCGCCAGCGCCCAGCAACGGCGTCCACTGGTAAGGGTAGCCAAGAGCTGAAAATTGCACAGAGGCGCCAAAACTCAAAAACAAATGTTGTTTGTGAAAGCAAATGTGTAAAGGTGTGTCAACAGCCATGCCGGTCCTAATTGGCACATAGGTTGTACCATCAAACTCAAAGGCACTGTTTACACCGCTTGCTCCATACAACTTGTAATTTGCTGTGCCGCCGCCAAAATTTGCAACGGTGGTTTCGTACCGGCCGCCGACCGCCAAAGTAATTTGTACGGGCACCGTTAAAACGTGCGCGTAAACCGTCGCCCCAATTCGCAAATTCTCGCCCACGGTAAACGTGCCGGTAGTGCTGGACAAGATCAATTGGCCTGAAGCGTCGTGCGCTGCCCAGCTACCGTCCTCAAGCACTGTGCGCGCAACCACGCCCGTGGCCCCGCTGCTTTGACCGGTTAGGGTAGAGCCGTCTGGTATAGCAAGAATGCCGCTATCAAACGACATGGTCTTGCCAAGAGTAACCGCAACCCAGCCAGAGCTGCTTGACCGGTGCATCACGGCAGCAGTACCGCCGGCGTTATTACGCCACGCGTAGCAGACGCCGTTGTAATAGGCTACACCAAGAACGGAGCCCGATCCGGGCACAGCGGTAATGTCAGCTCGGTAATTGTCGGCCGCAAGGTTTTGATATGTTGCGTCGGTCAGTCCATCGGCCGACACGCCTTGAACCGCCGTAACGGTGGCCACAGTACCGGCGCCGTTGTTTAAAACATCGTTAACTACAAAGTTTCCGGTCTCACGGGTAATAACCACCGACGCAACGGTAACAGCAATTACTCTACCGGTAGCTGCCGATATAGATCCGGTAACCGTTTGGCCAACAGTAACCGTGCCCGTAAACGTGCAAACCAAAATGTTGTAAGTAGCAGACGACGGACTGGGCCGCCCATCAAAACGCTCATAGCCCGCAATGCGTGTGTAGCCGCCAGTGATTGAACACTCAAAATTAGCAGCGCGTCGCGCTACGCCCGGGGGCAAAGAAAGTGTTGGGGTAACCTGATCCAAGCCGCCGTTAAGGCGGATTAGATCGTAATTGACTTTAGGCGTGGTCAGCTGCATTTGTGCGCCTTATGCAAGGGGCGGGCCGCTGACGACTGTTGGCAGCTGATCGATGTCCAGTCGGTTCATCAATCGCTTAAATTCAAATTCGCCACGTTGATAGACTTCTGGCGCTGATTCATAACCGCCGTAAAACATCATGGCTCTGTAAACAATCATCATCTGAAAGCGCGTAGGAAACACGCTGGGCGGTGCGTCCGTAGCATCAACAAACTCTGTCGGCTGAACATAGTACTCGCCCACAATGACGTAGGGCTGATCTGGTATTGAGCCGAAGCCTAAGTTCTTATCTGGGTCAATCGTGACGACTACTGGGCGCGCATACGTTGTACGCATATTCCCGTACATGTACAGGTTGCGGAACGTCGTGTAGTCCATGTAGTTCATCAGCTGCTCGTCTTTGTAGTTTTGTCCTACAGACGAAGCGCGCCAACTATCGCGTTTCCAGTTTCCAAAAGTAGACCCCACACCGGCTTCGGTGGGGGTGTAAATTTGTTGTTGTGTGACCGTGTTGAATTGCACTGGATAACGCATCCACTGCCAGTCTTCTTTGGCCGTTTGCACATCGACCCAAGCACTATTGATCCAGCTTGCCATCCGGTAGGATTCGCCGGTCAAACCAGTAACGGTGATCAGCGGCGTGCTGGCGCCGGAGACGCCGCACTCCACGCGCAGCCGGTTGATAAGCTGGAGATAGTTCACTAGGTCACCCCGTGTTTAAGCGGGTTCAGCCAAAACGTTTTGAAGCCATGCACGTCCGCGAGGATTGTCGTCGTGCATCAACTCAAAAGGATAAGCCAAACCATGGCGCGCAATCATGTCGATTTGATCGGGCGCTGCTGGGTTGCGAGTTACTTGGCTGTATTTAGTTTCCTTCATACGTGCCAAGATCTCGACATACTTGCGACGAACGCGCATTGGCACGCCGCGCATGATTGGTTGATTAGTTCCATTGCAATTAAGAATTACATGAGGAGATTGGTTTTCGTCAGTGCTAGCGTGCACCATGACTTCAACCATTTCGTTCATGAATGCTTCGCTTGCTGCAAGCTCACGAAAATCTACAACTTGGGAAACTGGATCAACTGTTGGTGTGTCGTCAATGATTTCAATTCCTGCGACTACTTCTTTTTTTGCCATCTTCTATTCTCCGTTAGGTTTAAAAAAATTAGTTTGCCAAAAAGCAGGCTGCCCGAAGGCAACCTGCGAAACCCTCCGTTAGGAGAGATGGCAACTTACTGGGCTGAGCCGGGCATGTCCATGCAATCAGAGTACGCGGCTGTGATGCCGGAGGCAGACAGATCGGTAGTAGCTGGCGTGAACGTAACGGCAGAACTGGTAGTGACTTTGATCAAACCGACCAAAGTTGTACCGGCTGTAACCTGACCGGGCACTGGGCATGGATCGCCTGCTGCAACGATAGGACCTTGCGAGGTCGATACCGTGCCGCCAGATGTAATCCACACTGCAAACAAGCAAGCCTGTGATGCAGCCAAAGCTGTACCGGCAGTGAATGTCAAGTTGTCAGTAGCAGCCTTAGACTTAAAAATACCATTGCTTGTAAAAGTCAAGGTGTTAACAGTCTTAAAAGTTGCACTGTTAGTGCCTTCGGCTAGGCCGGCAGCGGTCAGCGAGAGATAGCCACTATTGGCTTGTTCGATGTTGTATGACATGATTTATTCCTTTAGGAAAAAGATTATTAAGAAGCCTGAGTAAATGTCACGCCAGCAGCCACTGCGCAATGCGCGTAGGCAAACCAACTTGTGCCATCACTAATGACAGTTACGCGGTCGCCTGCAACCGACTGGCCATCTACAAAAGAGATGGTGTCGTCGGCTGTGCCAGTGTCACCAGCGGCGCCAGAAGCGGGGTACGCTTGGCCCTTGATGATATTGGCGCTGGCGTTAGTCACAACCGTGTAGCTGGCACCAGAAGGTGCCGCAGCCACAATGAAAGTGTAGGTCAAACCCGCAGCAGGCAAGGGCAGAGTAGTTACGAATTCAGTAGCCGAAGACAAAAAATATGTCTCGCCGCTGTCCGCCGCTGTCAGTGATGACGCGGCAGCAAGCGTAGCGTTTGCAACGGGACCCAAGATGGGAGCCGTAACAGACAATGCGGATACGTCGTTCAAACGGTCTTCGTTTAGAAGTTTCCAGTAGTTCGATTGCATGATGTGTTCCTTTTAGTTAAGACGCCGGGGCATAAAGCCCCGACTGGTCATTACAGAGCGGTCACACCAGCTTCGATACGGGCCATGAAGGCGTCGTTCAGACGCACAGTCGCGAACCATGTAGAAGCGCCCACGTAGCCGAATTGGCCCAATGGGTTGGCGTGGTTGGTCTGTGAGGCTTTGAGGACCACAGGCTTGATGGCAGACATGCCCTTGAGAGCGACTTGGCCCCAGCAGTCTTCACCAATGATGATGAAGGGATACACGTCAACGTTAGCAGCGCCAACAGACAACATGCCGTTCAAGGTTGCAGAACCAGCAGCAGCAAAGGATTTCAACAGGGGTGAGCTGATGAAACGGAAGTCTTCGCAAGCGCCGATTTCGCGGTCATGGATTGGCTTGAATGAACCGTACTCTTCCACGCGGGTGAAGCCGGGCAAGTTACGGATGTCGCTGACAGCGTCAGTGTGGCAGAAGATAACGTATGCGGGCTGCACAGCGCGAGTGCCAAAGTTAACACCGGGAGCCAGACGGCTGGTCACGCGGCGTGAACGGTTGGACTCAAGCGTACGGGCTGCTTTACGAATTGCGTTCAAGCTGATAGCTGTGTTGATTGCAGAGCGGCTAGAACCGTTTGCATAGATCACAGTAGAGCCAGCCTTCAACACACCGTAACGAACCATCTCCATCACCTCAGCCAATGTCTCGCCTGTGAGCTTGACCATTTCGCCGGGGATGTCGTCTTCGTACAACTGCTCAACTTTGCTGGAGTACTTAAAAAGCACGCCATATTGTTGCAACTGAACAGACACGTCTTGGAAAGAGATCGTGTTTGCGTTAGGTGTCACACCCTCAGCCAACACGAAGTTGGAAGCGGTGATGTCAGGAGTACCAACATAGCGAGAAGAGTTCTCGATTGTTGTACCTGAAGTAGAGGCGCCGAAAGGCAGAGTACGACGGAACACCAAGGTGTCTGTCGAGTTCTGGGGCATCTCGCGTTGAGTACCGAAGTCGCCCAAAACAGTGATGGGCTGTGCGTGTTCAAGCATACCTTGAGCAGCGCGGATTAGATTTCGCGATGCTACGGTGCCGTAATTTTGAATAGACATGGTCTAGTTTCCTTTTTTGAAAATTGATTTAGTAGCCGCGTTCTTTGAGCTCTCGCTCACGTTTCTTGGCTTCGTAGTTCCACAGTTCAGCTGGTGACATGTCGCCAAGTGTTTTAGGCGGCGGTGTCTGGCCAGTTCGAGTTGTCGCGGCTGCAGCGAGACGTGCTCCGCGCTCTTGCTTGATGTCCGTAGCCGAAACCGATTTAGATGTATTGAACAAGTCAAGCATCTTGATCGCGTCTCTAGCTGCCGAGCTGTCAGCGAGGGCCCGAGTCTCAGGTGACTGCACGGTAAACCATTGCGCGAATTCAGTCGTGTTGACCGTATCGCGCCAGTTCTCGTACTTACCTTCAATTCGCGCTTCTTCCATGAGGCGCCCCATCTCAGCGCGGGTTTGTGCGACCTGCTGCTGCACGTAGCCTGTTACCTGTTCGGGTGTCAAACTTTGTTGCTGCTGGCCTCCCACCTTCGATGCGACGTATTCCTCCATCGCTCCTGCCCACTCGGGGAAATCCTGCTTGAGCTGCTCCCACTTCTCTGGGTTCTTGGCGGCGCTGACGATAGCTGTCTGCGTAGGCGCTTCTTGCATTGCTGCTTGACGTGCCTGCTGAGCTTCTCGTTGCATCGCTGCCACGCGACCCTCGGTCGTTTTGACATGGTGCAGCAATTGAGCATTTGCCTGTGCTAACTCATCGATTTGTGCCAACTTGGCACGCACCGTTGGCGATAGCCCGGCAAGAGGATCTTCCGGCTGTTCCGGTTCGACTTGCGCTTGTTCTGGTTCGAAGTCCTGCGGCGTTTCCGGCGCGGTGGCTAAAAGCTCAGATGCGGACGTATCATCGTCGGCATTTAGCTTAGATGCCTCTTCATTCCATAGGTTTTGCGCTTCTTCCGAAGACAGTTGGTTTTCTTCCACTTTTGCTCTCCAAATAAAGACCGTCTTTCAACAGTCCACTAAAAAGGCCAAGCGGGATTTAATCCGGCTCGACCACCACACCCCGAGTTGCCGCATTGGGCAAGTCGAGAAATCTTTTTAGCATGCGTATCTCACCGCGCAACGCAGCTGTCTCATTGTCGGAGAGGGCGACAGCGTCGTTCTTGGTTCTGGCCTGCTCAAGCTGGGCCTCTGCCCACTTGCGCAAAACATGCCATGTGCTTGATGAGTAATCAGTCATAGAAAAAGCCAGCTCGGTGGCTGGCTTTGGTAAATTTTGGGCGCACTTCGCCCAAAGAAATTCTATAACAAGTTGTGGGTAATATGCAACAGTTAAATTTATTCATTTTTAACGGGTCACAGTTGATGTTTTTGTGCCCGGTTTTCCACCGCCGCCGGCCACGGATGCGGCCTCCTCGGCAATCTCGTCCCCACTGGCCATGCGGCTGCGAATAAACCCGCCGCCGCTGGTCTTAAGCCCGCCACCCTTGATCACCTCGCCAATTAGCCCGGCCTCTTGGGCAGCCAAGGACGCAGTACCTGCTTTCTTAACTTGGGCGTACGTGGGATCAGGCGCGTTGCCTTTAAATTCTTCGGTCCATTCCTCTGGCTTTTCTTGGTAGATAGGCTTGTTGTCTGCCGTGCCTATGGGGTTTTGACGCAGCATGCGGTACCCAGTATTGCCCTCAATGGCCGACGTGCCGTAGGCGCTTTCATTAAAGCCCTCGGCGGGTTTAGCCGCAATGACCTTGCCCGTTGTATCAACAGCCATCAGATACGCCGTGTCTGGCGTAGCATCGCTTGCATCGGTACCTGACGAGCCGCCGCCCATTCCTTGGATCAATATGTTGCCGTTGGCGTCACGCACCATTGAATCGTTGTATTTATCAACGCTGCGGTTGTACCCGCCCACTCGCCGCTGGTAGGCGGTGAGGGCGCGGTTATACGCATCAAGGTCGCGAGCTAATACGCTCATGCACGGGTCCAGTCCGCGCTAGGTGGCGTCCATGAGCCGACGGGCGCTGTGTAGCGCTGGCCAGTCTTGGCGTTGTACCAGTTCTGCTGCGCGCCTGTGCCGGCCATTGAGCCGGTGAAACCGTACGGGTTGTAGGGCGTCATGCTTGCGCCGCCTGTGTTGTTGCCCATTGCGCCGACCTTTGCCGTCACGCCCGTAGGCAAACCGACCTGCGCGTTCTGAGTGGTTAGTTGCTGCTGCACACCTGAAATCAAACCGCCACTGTTGACATTGCCTATCGTTGTGTTGGGTAGGTTGAATGTGCCGGGCGTAAGGGTATTAGCCCCCGTCACCAAGCCGGTGCCGCCCGCCGCTGTGGGCGTATTAAGTTGTGTAGGCGCAGTTTGCGGGGTAGCTGCCGCAGTTGAGTTAGCTGTTGTGGCCCCGGTAATAAGGCCTGTGCTGCCCGTGCTGCCGGGCGTAACAGTGCTTGTTCCGGGCGTAACATTACTTGTTCCAATAACTGCCCCGGGCGTAACGTTACTCGTTCCGGTTATTTGGCCAGCAGTTGTTGCGGGTGTAAACACGGAGCTTGCAGACGTACCCGTATCAATTACGCCGCTCTTCTTGGTTGTTGGATTGCCGCCCCATTGGTTCCAACGTGTGGCTGTGTAGGATGCAAGCTGGTCAGGCGCCATGCTGCTGACGTTCTTAAGATACGTTGCCGTATCCATTTTTGGCTGCTTGGTAGCCGGGTCAACCCCCTCAAACTTCGTGCCCTCTACCCATGTAGGTGTGTACGTAGAACCCACGCGGTCAGCCATTTGCTGGTATGTGTAGTCTGCTTGCTCTGGCAAGTAACCTTGGTTCATCACGTACTGCGTGTTAGCGGTTAAATAAGCCTTGTCGCTGTACATGGCCGCAAGGGCGTCTTCAGCCGCCTTAAGCGGGTTGCTGGAGGCCATGATGGCGGTCCAGTTGCGCGCGTCTATGTTGGCGCCGACGTCGCCATACAGCGCGTTTGAGATTCGGGTAAGTAAGGCAAGGTTTGCGTCGGCATCAGGCCCGCTATAGAAAGAACTGTCAAAGGCCTTGCCAGTAGTTCTTTCAATCATGGTCCTCATATCCACCCCGGCTGGCGGGCTGTTTGATTGTCCAGCGGTAAAACCGGTGTAGCCGACGGCTGTGCCAGTAGTGGCAGCTGCGTCAGTAGTTGTTGTGGGTTTTGTTCCCTTAACCATCTCACCGTTAGCATCTGCATAGTAACCAATGGCTGCTAATGCGTCAGAGCCAGCCCTGTTTTGTAGCGCATTGGCTTTATCCATAGACGCTTGTGTCGCAGATCCGCCGGGGCCTGAGAAATCAAGAAGGGCTTGCGCCGCCTTAGTGGCGTCGGTTCTAGCTTTGGTATAAAGCGCGTATGCTTCGTCGCTTGTAGCCATGAGATATTCTCCTTATATTCCTGAGCCAGTCTTAAGGGCTAAGTCGCGCTCAGCAGCAAACAGCTCTTTACGGCTGCGCTCCTTCATGGCGGTGTCGGCCAGTTGAGCCTTGATTTTCTCAAGGCTGATGTTCTGCGAGTTAGACAACTTCAACATCTCGATCTCGCGTGTCATCTGTAATTGCATGATGTGCAGGTCGGCCTCTTGCGCAGCAATTTGCTGGCGCACCTGAAGCTCTTGCAAGTCGCCTTGGTTCTGGGCTTGGACCTTCTGCATCTCTGCCTGCGCACGAACCTGAGCCACAGCCAAGGCTGGGTCGGGTGCTGGGCCTTGAGCCGCTGCCTGCTTCTGTGCTTCTTTGATTTGCTCAATCTCTTCCTCTGGCTTGAACACTTCGGCTGGATCGATATGCTGGGCCTGCAAGGCTTTCTCGAACAGCTTCTGTGTGTCAAGGTACATGCCGTAGATTGGATTAGCTCCAGCTGCAAGCAAGTTCAAGAACGATTGATTCTGAATGTCACGGACCACCAAGGCACTAGAACCACGGGCGTCGATTGTGAAGTCGCCCTTGATCTCTTCGTCCTCGTTGTACATCATGTTGTAGTCGTAGTAGCGACGAATATGGGGCTTGGTGACCATGTCATCAAACTGTTTGACGAGCCTGCGCAAAACCACGTTGGCGCTGTTCATCAACATCTGCATACCGCCAACGGTGTCGGGCGCTGCGCCCTTCTCGCCCTGCATGATCGTAGGCACGCCGGTCTCCGCATCTGCTAACTCGGTGGCCATCTTAATGATGCCGGCCAATTCGTTTTGATGCGAGTTGAACTCAAAGGTCGAGAACGCTTTGCGCACATCGTCGATGTCGTCGGTTGCATACCAGATCTTGCGGGCTGACAGTTGCCACTGTTTGTCCGCTGGCTGGATAGCTCCGGGTTTGATGACAATCTGTGGGCCACTGGACACGCCAGCGTTGTCCATCATCTGGCGCCACGCTGCGTTCAAGACTTTCTGCTGTGAGCGCATAAGGTATGGAATGCCGTAGCCCCAGATCGTGCCAGCAACTTTCTCCCAGACGTAGAAGTCATAAGGTATGTCGCCACCTTCCAGTGGGTTCATAAACGCTTTGACCACAGTGTTGTTGATCATGACAACGCACGCGCTGATGGTGCGAAGCTCGTCCTTCTCGCCTACGCCAACGCCGGCAGACTCAAGGTCGTCGTGATCTACTTCGCCCCAATAGGTCCACATCTCGTAGGTCAGGCGGGTCATGTCGCGCTGATCTTCGTCCGTCAACTCGCGCAAAGTAGCGGACTGCTTAGGCCCCTCTTCCAGCACCTTGCGCAGCTGGGCCTTTAGGAAGCCGGGCTGCTTGGCAAGGTCGCGGATCTGTTTGGCTGTAATCTGTTCGCGCTCATAGATGCCCTTGCCGTTGTGCACAGACTCACCGCAACCGGGATCTGGCCATACGTTGCGCGGGTCAACGCGGAATGAAGCGGGGCTGATCTCTTGCACGATCTCAACTTGATGGACCGTCTGGCCCGTGCTGTCGGTGATAGGCTGCCAAGCCTTGCGTGTGCGGTTGGTGACGATAGGTCCTTTGACCACGCCGGTGCCAAGCACGGCGGCGTCGTGGATCATCTTGCGCAACTCGCCGTTGTAATTGCATTCGACCAGCTGATCTTCGATCTCGGTCTGCATGGCCTCGGCCTTCTTGTTGGCCACCTCAAGCACTGCCTTGACAACGTCACGCACGCGGGCTGGCTGCCCGTTATCGTCCATGACCGGCTGGCCCTGTTGGTCCATGGCCGCTTTGTTGTCTTTGCTCATGCCCATCAACTGTGGGTCCGGCGTAGGCTGGATGCCCCAGTTGCGATCGTCCGTTGGTAGCAGGATGTCTGCAAGGCGAGCTTCGGCAGCATTGGTCTTCTGGCGCGTCATGCCAATGAACACCGTCGAGCGGTGGGGCTTGGCCATCTGCGTGGTCACAGGGTAGCCCTGCTCCACGCTGGTCATCATCTGGCTGGCCGCCTTGGCTATGTTGTCTTTGCCGTTGTACTGATCCTCGTCTTCGATCCAACGCTTGTCAACGCCGTAGGAGCCGCGCGAACGAATCCATTCGTCACGTTGGCCACCAAGCGAAGAGCCGAAGGATTGCAGCTTCTCGGCCCTCTTGCGCATCCGCTCTTCTTGGTCTTCGTACTCGACCTCGACGTCGATTTGTTGTGGTTGGATTTCCATGGGGTTCAGTCCTCAGCTTAGTAAGGTGCTTTGGCGTAGCGTGCGTGGATGGCCATCACGCCTTTGATTACAACGCTTGTGCCGCTGGTAACTGCGGGACGAACCCACGCTGGGTTTTCGTTGGCAGTGTGCACAGCAGCAGAGGTGTAAGCCATGTCCGTTCCAACTGCCTCGGGTCAACGGGTGCCAGTTGGTGTTGTCATTGGACCCTTGCCACGTAATCGTGCCGCCGCCAAAGGTGCCGGTCACTTGGCCGGTTAAGTCAGCTGCATAGGCAATGGGCACGCCCGCGCCGACGTCGCCGGTAGCCATGGCGGCCCATGTAGCCAGTACGGCGCCGGGCACTGAATCGCGGTCAATTGTTGGTGTGATAGTAGCCATGAAAGTTTCCTCTGTTAAGGTTAATCAATACCCGGTGACCGGGTCGAATACGTTGAACTCAAGCGTCGGGGCCATGCGGCTAGAACGCATGCGGCCCTCGGCTTCTTCTTGCGTCTTGGCAAAGCGCCGCATCATCATGGCGTACCTTGTTGCGGACATCAAGTCATCGCTGATTTTAACGACCATACCGTCTTTACGGTGGTACAGCCTGAATTCTTCAAACCAGTCTTCCAAATGCGAGAACACGCGCAAGCGCATGGTCTGCATGCGTGTCAGCATCTCGGACAAGCCGGCCTCAACGCCGTTGCTGCCATCCTCAAACGTAGCCCGATTGGGCATCATGTTCAAGCCTTGGTCCTTGTACTGCTTGGCCAGCTGTTCGCCAGAACCGCCCTTATCGCGCTGCAAGCCGTCATGGGGCCAAGCCATTGGCACCCACTCGCCGCGCGCTCGTACGGCCATTGAGTGGCCAGCAATGCCCGGTTCGCTGCGTCTGTAGCAGTCAGTCACATAAAGCGTATCGCTGTCTTTGTCCCAAGCCATCCACACGACGGCGGTAGGGTGATCGACACCAAAGTCAATCGCCGCAATACGCGACCAGTGAGGCGGGATCGGGAACGCCCTGATCTTGATGGCCTCTTCGACCACGGGAAACACACGGCCAGATCCCAAAATGGGAATGCCCTTGGCACGTGCTTCGCGTTCATGCTCAGGGTAGCTGGCGATGATCGCTGCAGCCTGCTCGGGCGTGTAGTGCTCGGCGTCGCTGATCGTCATGTTGGTCACATTGGACCCAGCTGGTTTCTCCAGCAGGTATCGCTTGACAACCTCGGACATGCCGAGCAACGGCGTGAAGGTCACGAAGACCTGACCGGCTGTTGCCTGAGTACGGGTCAAGCCCTCTGAGTAAATCGACAACGGTGGCTCCTCATCGAACCACACCAAGTCCACAGTGTCGGCCTGCCACTTGGTGCGGCCTTGGTCGTAGCTGTTGAACTGGATCACGCTATCTTCGCCGCATTCGTGGCGGACCACAATGCTTGAGACTGCATCGGGCACGCCCTGCTTCATGCTGGTGTCGCGCACACAGTCAAACGGAATGGCGCCTGTGCCCCACTCCTCCCGCATCTCTGGGGGCCCGAGCAGCAAGCGCTGAATACCCTTGCGGGTCAACTCGGCCGATTCGGATCCAACCATGCACCGAATGGCGTAGTTGTATCGCTTGCCCTTCCACCATGATGGATAGCGGCCTGTCGTGTGCATCGCGACCTCAAAGGCCCCGGCCCACGTCTTGCCAAGCTGGTTGCCTGCCATGAACAATCGTTCGCGGAAGTCAGCACCAGCATTGTGAAATTCGATTTGCTTCTTGTACGGCGCATAGGTCAACAAGCGATTGCGCTTGGCCCTGATGTCTTTCAGGCGCAGCAGCTCGTACAGCTCGCGCTTCTCATCGTCATCCAGCAGCGCTGTGTCGATGCGGTCGAGCTGGATCATCTCGCAGCCTTTGCAAGCAGCATGTTCAGTCGGTTGTCCAGCTGCTCACTGGTCAGGTCCAGCGTGCCGGACATCTTGACCTCAATGCTTTTCAGCTTTGGCTGCGTGTATTGCAGAAACTCGTTGAGCGTTCGCATGCGCGTGTCAACGTCAAGCAGCGGCACCATGACCGCCTTGCCTTCGTTGTCCAGCACCTGATGGCCACCACGCATCATTGGGATCGTGGCCTTCAAGGCCTTGGCGATCTCAACGGCTGGGTCGAGCCCCTCTTCAATGCATGCTTCTGCAACAGCGCGAAGGTTGATACGGTGCGGCGCGCGGCTTGTGCTGGCGCTCTTGCTCACTGGATGAGCACGGCCAGTCTTAGCTGCTGTCGGAAACGCCAGATCGTCCATGGTCGCCAGCTTTGGTGGCGCCCCGGCTAGGTCGGCGTTGCGACTTGGGTTTCGTCTACTTGCCATTCTTCATTGCTCCTCGCACAAGGCCTTCGTTGCGCGCGCTGATCGCCTTGGCCTTGCTCTTGGCGTCAGCTTTGCTGCTGGCACCCCAAGCATTGAGACTGAGCAGCAAGCGCGTTGGCTCACCGTCTTTGCGTTCAGGGCCGGGCATATTGCCCATGCGCGCCAAGAAGGAAGCGCGGCGAGGATTGTCGCCGGCTTTGACTGGAGCTTTGAGGTTCATCCCCTCAGCCTTTGCGCTGGCGCGGCCCTTCTCGTTCAAGCCGCCTGACGGCGCCTTGCCTTCTTTGCGTTGCCAAGCGGGGCTCTTCACCTCATAGCCTTTTTGATCAGGCCAACCTTAGCCGTCTTGGCCGACTCGTCAAAGTCAGCCTTGCTGGGTGCGCCCTTATCGCCGGGCTGGCGCATACGCTCACCCGAGCCAGAGGCTATACGTGCCCTCTTGGCTTGGATGTTGGCGTACAAGCCGGGCTTGGCTGGGCTTGGCATTAGATCATTCCGTTGATGATGCCGTTGTTGAATCCAACGGGTGCCTTGACCGCGCCGCCTTCTTTCTTGAACGCGGGCTGTGTGGTGTTGGTGCCGGGCATTGGCACGGACACTTTGCCGGGGATCTCGCCAGCGCCTTGCGTCTGGTTGCCGCCACCGCCAATAGCAGCGCCGGGCATCTTGGCCGCGTTGCCTGTCATGCCGCCTGCTGCGCGCATTTTGTTACGTGATTCTGGGTTTGAATAGTCTTGCATGTGTAGCTCCTTGAGATTAGGCCATCAGGCCCGGTTGGGGTTTGCGGCTGGCCGCTTCTTCATTCCACATCTGGCCGTACTCCTCGGGGCCTTCCATGGTTTGTTCTTGTGGGCTCTCGCCGGCTTCTTCAGCCAGCATATTGTCCACGTATTGACGGCACTCATCGATGCTCTCGCACATATAAGGCTCACCGCCTTCGCTGCTTGAAACCATGACCGTGCCGTCATCAGCCATTTCGATAGTAATTGTCTTGGCCATGAGGGCTCCAAATGTGCAAAAAGCCGCATGAATTGACGGCTTTTCTTAGGGGTTTGTTTGCCTTTGAGCGGGCACACCTGCGCACGCAGAGAATATACCAACCAGATTTTCGGGTCAAGTGGGAAAACTCAACTATTTTTAGTTGCATAAAAACAACGCTTTTAAATTATTTTAGTTGTATTTGCGCAACATTTAAAAAAGTAGTTGACAGTGCCTGTCACTGTGCTACATTTGAGTTGTCGGTTGATTGTTCTTTGTTTGCTTCCCCACCCAACCGACTAGGGGATACGTTCCAGACGACCGAGAGATGTTCTGGTTAGACAGAGTCCACGAGGGCAAGAGTCTTGAGGCGGTGAGCTAAACCGGTACGTAAAGGTCCTTAATCGGGCACGTTGGTAATCCCCCGCCCACAACTAATGCCAAGCGTGCTTGGCATTGGCGGCGTATTCAGGCGGCCGTGACAGCTTGATATTTTTAGGAGTTTTAAATGGCAAGTAGATTAACTCTCAAGCAGCTTTACCTTGGTCAATTGATTGTGCGCGGCCCACACGCTGACGCTCAGGTCTACACCGTAGCTGCAATTCGGGGCTTCAACATTTACGTTGTTTGGTTCGAAGGCAAGCGTATGAGTGGCCAGTGGACAGACTACGGTGACTGCTACAAGCCAACGCTTGCTCAGATTGAGTACAGCATTGCTGCTAACGGTCGTTTGGCTTCGGGCCAAGACATCAAGGACCTTGATTTGGTCTAACTTTTTGGAGATTGATATGCCAGTTGTTTTTCTTACCATCAAAATTGTTTACGGCGTTCCCAAGATCTACCCTGATCCAAACAACGCCACTGCTTTGCGGCTCGCCAAGTTGATTGGCGCCAAAACTTTTAACGCTCAGCAAGTTGCTGACATCAAGGCCCTTGGCTTTGAAATTCAATACAGCAACGCTTATGTTGCTGCTCAGGTTTAACAGGAGATCACTATGAACATCACTACTGCAATCCAAATCATCAACGACAGACGCGAAATCTACGGTATGAGCTTGCTCGACACCGTGATCGTGATGAGAGAGATGTTGGACAACGATGAGTTGGACAACAGAGAAGCCGTGGCTCTTCGCGTGTTTATGCGCGAAGGTCGTGCAATGTTTGCTCCCGCATAAAGGAAATTACTATGAGATACCGCAACGAACCGATCGTTGTCCAGCTTGTCAAGTTGTACATGCCGCTGGTTGAGCTGGGTGGTAAACGCCTCGACACCCTGCGCGAAGACTTCTACGACAACGCGGTCAACTTGACCTGCAATGCTCGTCGGTTTATCCCAGTCTTTTCACCGTACGACATCGCGCTCAGCGGTGGCGAACCTTATTCTGTTTGGAGTTAATTATGGAAACTTTGCAATCGCGTTATCAAATCTATGTGGCCTGTGCCAAGTCGCTCGGCTTGCCCATCAAATCTTTTGAAGAGTGGCTCAACTCTTAATCCCAGCGTGCTGCACCGTGACAGGGTGTAGTGCAGTGTGATTAACACTCCGATCCAGCCGGATGCTGGTGTGCCTTTGGAGATCATCATGGCAAAAGCAATCATTCAGGCGATTACCGCCGACGACATCGATACCTTGGGTATCTTGCTGGCTGACATCAGCCGCTTGACCAAGGAAGCTGACGCAATCAAATTGCGTTTGAAAGAAGGTGGTTTGGATAGCTACGACGGCGAGGTGTTCAGCGCTGTTGTGGTTAAGCAGGACCGCACCAGCTACGACCCACGCAAGGTCGAAGAGCTGCTAGGTGACTTGGTCAGCCAAGTCGAAAGAGTCAGCAAAGTGATCAGTGTCAAAGTCACTGCTCGCAAAGCATAAGGGTGGCAGTCATGGAATACAAAGTCGATGACTGCCCGGGCGACGACGATCGCCTGCCTTGCTGGTTCGTTTACAAATCAATTGCTGGTTCGAATATTTCGCCCATCATTGAAAGTTTTTACGGACCTGACGCTGAATACGACGCCCGGCTTTACGCCGAAGCGCTTAACAACGCACCCATCGAAGTGGGGTGCGAGTTTGATTGAGGAGTGCATCATGAGAGTTGTTTTTAGGGCCCCTTCGGCCACCGTGTTCTACGAATTCGAATACGAAGAATTCGTTGTGAAGTTTTATCGCGAAGGCGTCTACCTTGCAGAGGCGGACTACTTCACCACAGATCGCGCAGAGGCGATCGAAACCGCATTGTCTTTTACTGAGGAGGTTTGAAATGACACGCGCTGAGTTTTATGAAACCTACGGTTCAATGAGCTTTCCGTACTATCCAAAAGAGCTCCGGGCTGTAAGCCCTGTGACTGGTGCTTTCGAGACTTTCAAAATCGAAAGTGGTTTGGCTATGACCTTCCGTCGCATTCTGGAAGAAGAAGGTTACACAAGAGTGGAGGCGATATGATCTTTCGCACCTACCTTGTGACTGTGATGCCCAAGTTTATATCTTGGAATTGCAACCCCTACACGACGCCTGTCAGTGCTACCAGCCGCAGCAACGCGATCAAAATCGTTCGTCGTGAATACAACGACAACTGCGGCTTCACCAACGGCCCCGCTACCTACACTGCTTGCCTTGAAAGGAATTGAAATGAACAACGAAATAAGAATGTACGGCTGCATGATCGACGACTTCATCGACAGCGTTGAAGATTCGATCACTTACAAAACCGCTGGCCCTTTGATGGTGGTCGCTGGTTTGATGTCTGACGCTCAAGAGATGATGGCCTTTGGCGACGTTGAGTCTGCCCGGCAATACCTCAACAAGGCCAAGGCTTTGATATTCCGCGAGATGCGTGGCTGATCACAGCGTGCAGGGCATGACGTGCCCTGTGCAGTGCGATCCGCACTCTGGCTAACGCCAGTATCTAAACCAACCTAAAGGAAATTTAATCATGTCTCACGAACTCACCACTCACGCTGATGGCCGCGTCGAATTTGCATACCTCGCTTCGGACGGAACACCATGGCACGGTTTGGGTCAAGCACTCGAAGATGGCACTAGCCTCGATGCTTGGCGCGTAGCCGCTGGCATGGACTGGAAGATCAAGCGCGGTATCGTTCGCTACAACACTGACTTCGACGGCTCACAGTTAGAGTTGCCAGAACAACACGTTCTGTTCCGCTCTGACACAAAGGCGCCGCTCGGTGTTGTGTCCAATCGCTACCAAGTTGTTCAGCCCGGTGATGTTGTGGAATTCTTCCGCGACATTGCCCGCGCTGGTGGCTTGGAATTGTCTGCAGCAGGAACCATCTACGGTGGCAAGCGCTTCTGGGCAACAGCCAAGATCGGCGAAGCTGCTCCTACTTCGGTAGCAGACAAGATCGGCGGCTACATCTTGATCAGCACAAGCGCTGACGGATCGTTGGCCACTGAGGTACGTCGTACCACCGTGCGCACTGTGTGCAAAAACACACTGGCCATGGCGCTGGCTGAGAAGTCAACAATCAAGGTTACTCACCGCTCTGTGTTTGATCCAGAATCCGTCAAGGAATTCATGGGCCTGAACACTGCTGCTTGGGACGCCTTCCGCCACAACGTTGTCAAGTTGGCCAACATCGAGTTGCTCGAAGAAGAGGCCGGCGAGATCACCGCCAACGTCTTTGGCAACGGCGAGAAAGTTCGCGAAGCTGCTGGCTTCAAGAAAGTCCTGTCGTTGTTCAACGGCGCCGGCATGGGCGCTCAGATGGACGGCGTGATGGGTACACGTTGGGGCTTGCTCAACGCGTTCACAGAGTACGCTGACCACCACGTCCGTGCTCGCTCTGACGAGAACCGCTTTGTGGCTTCTCAGTGGGGCGCTGGCGCTGACCTCAAGCAGCGCGCTCTGGCTGCTTTGATGCCTGCCTGATCGTAGCGTGTAGGGCACCCGCTGGGTGCTCTATGCAGTGCGATTGCACAACCGATCTGACCGGATGTCAGAACCTTTTGGAGATTGACCATGGAAACACTTATTCGCCGTGAGCGCTGGGGCAACAAAAGCTGGAGGGCTGAAACCAAAGAGACCTTCCCTTTGAACGGCCGCACTGCTCAGCTTGAGATCACCACATCAAAGAATTCTTCTGGTGACTTGGCCACCTACGCCAGCATTGGTTTTGTAAACCAGCCCGGCATTGTGACGACTGCCATCTTTGCCGATTACTTCAAGGTCCTTGAGATTGGCAAGAAGGTTCGCTGCACCGACAAGAACGTTGCTGCTCAACAGGCCCGCGCCGTTGCGCGCTGGGCTGAGATCAAAGAAAGAGTTTTTGAGTTTTATGCTCAGAAGGAAGTTGCATGAACTACAACAACTATTACGCCGTCTTTACCAACAAGGTAAAGGACTACGACTTCTACACTTGCCGCCGGGCTTTGCTCGACTGCCACGACACCCTGAAGATCTGGGGTGAAGACATCAACCCTGACTACGCGGTCAGGCTTTGGGCGGAGATCGACGCCTTGCGCGATCGCCAAATGAAATTGAAACAGAAGGAGCTCGCATGAGTACGTACTGGGAAAGCAAAGGCCTGTATCAGGCCGAGGCAGATGCGCTTGAAAAACTGCTGCCAAGTTTTGGTGAGGTGCCTGACAACAAGGTGACCAACAAATACCTTGAGAAGTTTCGCAAGGCCGTGAATTGCTATTACGACCTGTACAACAACGGCCTGTGCAATCGGGCTCGTGAATTCAGCACCGTGTTTCGCATACCCGGTGTGCCCCGGGAGATCAAGCAGAACTACGGATACAACTTCTTGGTGTCTGCTGCAACTGAAACTGCCATCGACGCAAAAATGGATCAGATCGTTTCGCTTGCTTACGAAGAACAGCTTTTATTGGGAAAGGTAAAGCCATGAACTACGCATACGCAACCCTTTACGCCCTCGGGCTTGTCGTCCTTTTCATGGACCTCATGGTATGGAGGCCGTTTTGATTGATGACCTTGTCAAGGCCCTTGAGGCCTTGCTTGCCATGCCTGACTACGATGGATCGGCCGAGACTTCCCGGGCTCGGCAACGGATTAAGAACCGGGCTAAAAAACTTTTGAAAGAATACAAAGATGACCGCTTGGCGAAAGTGCACAACATGTCAAAAGAACCGGCTGACTGAAGGCGGCTGTGAAATCTCAGGAATCAAGTGGCTATGTGCTACTTGCTGGGCCAAATACATACAAAGGAAATCCAAATGAAACATCAAACTCTTGACGAGTTTTTACAAATCAACGGCTGGTCAGAAAATCTTAAAAAGAAACTTCGAGAAACGTCAGAGAACCCGCTCACCAAATACCTTGTTGCTTGGGACAACGCTGGCCAGATCTCTGCTTCAGCTTACACAACTAGGCCTGATGAATGGCCCGAGACTGCGGTAGCTGTTTGGGCCAAGGAGAAAGACCTTGACCCTGCCACTAAGTCACGGACCATGATGGCTGTTGATCTCGTTGAGAAAGACAGCATGTCGGTCTACGCCGCAGCCAAAGCTATTGGCGTTAACCAGTCCGCAGTTCACCGCGCTATCAAACGCCGTGAAGACAAGGACGTTTGCCCTTGCTGCAACCAAGTAATCAGAACTCAATCTGTCTAGCTAGCTTCTTCATGATGGCCGCTGCGATCTCCTGCTCCATGCGGGTGATTGCGGCGGCCAATTTCGTTTCTGCTTCGCCTTTTAGTTCTTTCCGTCCTGCGCCCTTGCAGTCCAGACAAATCTCATCGCTTAGGACCGGCGCGCCTTTGATCACGCTGTAACCCCTGCCATGGCACACAGGGCACACGTCTTTGGACAGGTGGTGCATCACGTTGTAGACCACCAAAGGAGAGTTGCCCATCTCAACCAAGGTCTCTGCGATATGGAACACTTCACGTGTGTCTCCTGCATACCGCCACCGCCAGATCGCAAGCCCCAGCGGATTGTTTGCGCCGGCCATCCCACAAGCCCTCACCAAATCGATGTCGCCAATCTCATTGACAGGAACCTCGCTCAGGTTCTTGGACACTTGCGCTTTGGTTAATCGCTCTTTGAACATTACTTCCCCTTTGCTTCGTTGACTGCGTCAATCAATGCTTGCTGCATGTTGCCCTTGCTTGCAAGCACCGCCATGATTCTCTCGTCGATTGTGCCCACCGCCACAAGGTGGTGCACAACAACCTCATTCTTTTGGCCGGGCCTGTGAAGCCTTGCGGTGGCCTGCTCGTACAGGTCCAAGCTAAAAGGCAGGCCAAACCAAACAGCCACATTGCCGCCCACCTGAAGGCCGTCCACGCCGTGGCCGCCGCTTGCTGGGTGCATCACCATCAACTTGATCTCTCCGGCCTGCCAGCGGGCTAAGGATGGCTCTCCGTCAAACTGAACCGCGTCTGGAAACCTTGACTTGATCCGGCCCATGTCGTGCACGTACGCCGTAAAACAAAGCACCGGCTCACCTTGATCCAAGATCTCTTCGAGTGCATCCAGCTTGGCATCATGTATCGGGTGCACAAACCGGTTGTCGTCGTACACCGCGCCGTTGGCCATCTGGCCCAGCTTGCCTGCCAGCACTGCAGCATTGACCGCCATCACGGCCCCGCTCACCATGGTTGCCTCCATCTCCCGATACCTCTTCATGTCAAACGTCACTTGGACCACGTTGTCGATCCGCTTTGGCATCTCAACGCCGCTGTCCACGCTGACCATCACATCCCTTACCGCATCTTGGATCTCCTGCCTTGCGCCTTTCTTGAGCCTCCAGCTGTAGATCGTCTGGCCATTGCGTTTGTCTGGCACGTACCACTTGTCCCGGTACTTGGTGATGCCGGTGCCCAGTCTCTTGCCGTTGTCCATGACGCTGATCTGGGCCCACAGATCCAACAGATCGCCGTTGGGATCTGGCGTACCTGTAAGGATGTACAGCTTTTGGATTTGGCTGCGAACCGATTTCAGCGCCTGCCACGCTTTGCTGGCCCGGTCCTTAAACCCTCTGTTCTCATCGATCACCACGCACTCAAAGGGCCAAGGCTGTTTGCTCTCTTTGACCAGATCGACCAACCACCGAAAGTTCTCCCGGTTGATCACGTAGACGTCCGCGTCAGCCATCAATGCCTCTAGCCGGGCCGCAATGGGGCCTAGGACCTTCGATACACGTAGGCCTGATAGGTGGTCCCACTTACTCGCTTCCGTGTGCCACACGAGCTCTGCGACCCTTTTAGGCGCCACCACAAGGGTCTTCAAACCCAGCCTCTGGACAGCGGTCAAGGTCGCCACCGTCTTTCCAGCCCCCATGCGAAGCGCAATCAACTGGTAAGTCTCATCCAGCATTCTCTGAATCGTCACGGCTTGCGCCGGTCTAGCGGAAAATTTCATCTACCTTCTCCATCGAGTCGACCACGCGCACATCGGCGCCCAGCCCCCTCAGCATTTCAATGATCCGGTCCTGAAGCGGCGTTGGCTTTTCGCCCGGCCGCTTTAGTTCCACAAAAATAATCTTGCCCCCCGGCAGAAAAACAATCCGGTCCGGCACCCCGCTCATGGACGGCGACACCCACTTGGCCGCCAGCCCACCAGCCTCCTTTGCTTTTTTCCTAAGCCTCTCCTCGATTTTCTTTTCCAACATCTCTTTTTCCAGTGCAGGGTAATAGGGCATTAAAGGGCAATGGATTCCCTATATATACCTCTGGCAAACACTAACATTTGCCACAACTGTCAAGTATCATCTTCCTAAAATATGTATATCTTTTTCTATTACCCTTATTACCCTAACTACTATATTCTTTAATGATTTCAAAGACTTAAGTCAGGGTAATAGGGCAGGGTAATAGGCAGGGTAATAGGCCCCTATTACCCTGTAAATTCTGGTTCATCGGCAGGAACCAAGAAAACCACACGGCCATTTGTCTTTTTGCGCTGACCTCCGTTCAACTTTTTCAATGCCCTGCCGGCCGTAATCGTCTGCCCTTTTGACGGATCTCGCACACCAATCTTCATCAGCGCATCGGTTGCCGTCACCCACAAATCGTTTCCAAGCCCAAATTCCGACCAGTTAAAGGCGGCCGCCAAGCGCTCCTCGATCGGATCGACCACCGTAAATTCTTCGTTATGGATGTTCAACTCGCCCATCTCCCGCATGTTCAAGACCCAGCTCTCACCCTTTTCCCACAGCGTTTTGATCTCAGCCCAAAGCTGCTGCATGTCGATCCCACTGTCCAAATCAAACCCGTCCACCTCGATCGACCAGAACCTGCGATTGCCAGTCGGGTCGTTTAAATACTGGGATTCGTTGACCGTTCCACCAAACACGGTGCGGCGCCCAAAGTTCGATTCGGTTGCAGCGTATGGCCGGCGCAGCTTGTCCATGGCCTGTGTCGTGAATGACTTCAGCGCGCTGATCTCAGACTTTGAGAACGTCGCGTCAAGCTCACCCAGCTCCACAATCCAGTAGGACAGGGCGATAAAGATCGAGTCCTTCGATCGCATGTCCAAAGTGTGGCCTGTCAGGATCGCGTCAAGTGAGGCCGGCGCCAGCCTCTGGAACCAAGTTGTCTTGCCAATGTTCTGCGGTCCAACGAAAGTCAAGATGCCCTGCCCTGCAATGCCATCAGGGCTAAACGCTGCAGCCACCGCTTGGATGAGCCACTTGCGCATGCGGCTTTTCTTTATCTGCGCCCCGCTGGCTGGCCCCCGTACAGTGGCATAGAAGTCTTCAAGCCGCGACACTCCGTCCCACCCCAAGCTATCGATCCACGTGGCCACTGGGTTGTATTGGTTCTTGTCTGCAAGAGTGATCAGAAATTGAGAGACGTGCTTGGTCGACATGCGGACCTTCTCGCACTCAGACAGGACGTGCGATATGGCCGCGTTGTCCCTGTTGTCACGTGTGAATGCGCTCCCCGGTATGAGCAGCTCAATTGCTTTCTTGATCACGTTGTATCGGACCCCATAACCCAGCTTGTCCATGAGCACGTAGAAGTTGTCCAGTGTGCACAGTGGGTAGCCGTCGTCGTTCAGGTTAACGAAGCCGCCGGTCACCTTCACGCGCGCCCGAACCCACCCCCGTACAGTCGACAAAGGCAGCTTCGTGCCTAGGTCCTTGGCCTTTAACTGGATTGCAACAGCGATCTGTTCGCGCTCCACGTCCGACACTTCTGCAGTGTGTGCAATGCCAGCAGCGATCTTCTCTTGCAAGTCCCTTATTTCTGTGCACTTCTCGACCATGTCCATCACCGCAGCCATGGCCACATCGCGCTTGTCCAGCTTGGCCACATCGCGCTTGTCTTTGGTCATGTGCAGCAGAGACGCCAGCGTCACGGCGCCACGTCCAGTCGCGCGCCCCGTACTAAAGCTCTCCCACTTCTCGGCGCAGTAGCCGTCGATCCACTTGCCAGAGCCAGCCGACCAGTTGTCCCATGCGTCGAGCCACTCCGGATCGCCGCCGCTCTGATGGTGCAGTGCAGCACCGACCTTAAGCCACTCGCCGTAGCCCACGTCAGGGTCAAGGTGTACGAGCACTTCGTCGACCACGCGGTCAAGCTCCCACCCATCGAGCGTAGACTTCAGGTTGGCGAATGCGTCCTCGCTGCCTGCCTCGCCCATCTGTTCGTCCCACACCTTTGCAATCATCCAGCCTAGGTCTTGCGGCAGCACCGGCAGAGACGCGTGTCCGTTGATTGCATGGCCAGTCACTGTGAAATACCGGCCGTCTTTGTACAGCTCAACGCCGGCCTCTTTTTTCGTGCGACTGCCGTCGAGGTTTGTCTGTGTGAAGATTTTCAGGCCAGTGCCGGACGGCGACACTTCGGCGTAACCCTCGACCCTGTCAAGAGTTTCTTGTGCCAAATCCGACAACACCCCCGTGACCGGGTCTCGGCAGTCGTCTAAGTCGATGCCGTGCAGGGTGCCGCCAAGCACGATGCCGATACCGTCGTAATCGCCAAGCAGGTATTCGTCAACGGCCGCACCAAACGAGACCCACGTAGTCGCATCTGCCGAGCTGCCCGCACCGCCCTTAGCAGAGAGCGGCATCTTGGCCCAGACCTTCTCGCCGTTGGGCTTGCTGCGCTGCACGTTCTTCCACAGGACCCAGCGGTCTAGTGCTTGCAGGTCTTGGGGTATGTTGTCTAGGCTGAGCGCCAGTACTTCAGGGCGTGTCATGACCGATCACCCCTCTGCATCACAAACGTGGGGCTCATCGCTTGCAGCATCGCTTTGCGCAGGCCGTTGTAGCTGTCGGACTGGATCAGCGCTGCAATCACAACGCCTTGGTGCTCCTCGTTGATTTCCATTTGATCAACCGCGTGAATGCAGTCGGCAATAAGATCTTTGAAATACTCTGATCGAGAATTCATATCGTCTCCTAAATACAACACCGGCATCCGGCCGGATCGGTTTAATTTGGCATGCCGCTGATAGGCAACATGTGCAGGAGAGCACGCTGCACCTGTGTGTTAAAAGCGTTAACCGCTTCGTCGTCACACGAGATGAACACGCGCACACCTTCTTCGTCCACGTCAAACACCAGCTCCGCCCCTTCAGCAATCGCACGCATCGCTTGAAGGGACAAGGCTAATCTAAGTTCTATCACCGGCGCCCCTTGAGAGCGTCCCAATCAATGTCTGGCCTCATGTCTTCAGCACGCAGGCCAAGTCGCAGCAGGCGTGAGATGCGTACCATTTCAGGCACGCGTGCCATGGGTATGCGATCTTTGCTGGCCCACAGTGACACGGCTTGAGAGCGTATGCCAAGGTAGTGGGACAGGTTAACGGGGCCGCCAAAGCGGCTAATGATTTCACTTGTAGTCATGGGCTGCCATGATAGCGTTGTTTACATGTAACATGCAATAAATTTATTTTTACAAAAGCAATGAAAGCAGTGCTATCATCACCGCTCTAAACCAACCTAAAGGACTAAACCATGAATGACATCTTCCAAGGGTTCTTGAGTTTCTTCAAGACACCTACCGCAATAGAGCTTGCTGCACGCGAGCTTGAAGAAGCCCGTCGCGAATTACTTAGATCGCAAAGCACGGCTGAATACGCAAGCCGAATTTCAGCATACCACCTTGATCGCATCAAGCGCTTGGCCGCTTACCTTGTTGAAGCCAACAAGGCCGACGATTCCAACACCCCCGTTTAACAAGGAGTTTTTAAATGATCACGATTACCATTCAACCCCAGAACGCAGACCACGTTCAGATCTTGGCTTGGGCTATGACCAAGCTCTTAGAAGCAAGCGACGCTGAGCCAGTGGCCAAAGAAGATGCGCCGGCCAAGAAGCCAAAGGCAGCCAAGGCTGCGCCGACCCCCGCTGCTGCTGAGCCAGAGGCACCCCCTGCTGCGCCAACCATCACGCTTGAGGAAGTGCGCGCCAAGCTGGTGGCCTACAAAGAAAAGGGCAAGCCACTCAAAGATTTGTTTGAGACTGTTGGCTGTGCCAACCTGAGCGCAGTGCCGCCCGAGCGTTACGCTGAGTTGCTGGGCAACATGGAGGCCGCGTAACATGACCGAGTGCCAACATCGCTGGGAGCCCGTCGAGGGTCAACCAATTTACAAATGCGCTAGGTGTAACGTCTTTATGAGGAGCATCAAATGAGTTACATCATTGCATCACTGCCGCCGATCAAGTGCTTTGTGAAGCGCGAGTTTTTGTACAACGACCACAAAGGTCACGGCGAGTTGGAGCCGGCCATCTGGGTCAGCCTCAAAGCCTTGCGTGGCCAAGTGTTCCGCATTGAGTCGCTGCTGCCTGCCTACGGCGCGCTGTATGACAAGCTGCCTCTGCATGCGTACGTTTGGCACACAGAGGATTCACAGGGCCCTTACTTGCCGATTGACACGTTGCAATTGTGGGACTGTATGGGCTATCGATTCACAATCGTTGAGAAGATTGGTTTGCGTAACTTGGGCGTGAAGTTCTTGGGCAAAGACAAGCAGTGGCACTTTGGTCGATACATGTTTACTGTCGACTTCTGCGCTGATGAAATGTCATTGGACACTGGGTTCACCGAGACGGCTGAAGAGCACAAGAGCTTTAACTTTATCCAGCTAGACAACGGCCAGTTTGCTGCACAGCCAAACAACCGTTGCCTGTGGTACGACCAGTCTTTGATTCCTGCTGAGACAAAGTTTCCAGACTTTCAAGCAGCGCAAAGATTGTGGACCGTTGACGGCACGCGCAAGTGGGCTGCCGGAGACGATTGGTTTTATGACATAGAGGAGAAAAAGTAATGTCAAAAGTAACGATCATCATTGAGGACAAGGAAGACGAGGTCATGGTTCATGGCAGCGTTGAGCCTTTCATGACTGAGGACAAGCTGGTATTTACTACAGCGGAAATCATTGGCCTGTACATGCAAGACAACATTGCAAAAATCATGGCCGACGCGGTCAAGTGGTCGCAGACGCCGGACCCAGTTGAAGAACCAAGCCGCATCATTTTGCCGGGCGCCGAGCTATGACCATCGAACTAGCACACGCCAAACTGTCCGCATCGGGCAGTGAGAAGTGGATGACCTGCACGCCAAGCGCGCGCATGGAAGAAGCGTTCCCAGACGAGGGCAGCGAGTTTGCCCGCGAAGGTACGTTTGCCCACGCAGTGTTTGAGCAGGAGCTGCTGCACTACCTTGGCCGCGAGGTCGAGCCTTTGCCAAACGAGCTGATGCACTTTGATTCGCCAGCGCTTGTCGACTACGTGCGCGAGTCGGTTGACTACTGCATCAAGCGCATTGAAGCGGCGCGTGCTAGGTGCAAGGACCCGGTGTTCTACGTTGAGCGCAGGCTTGACTTCAGCCGCTGGGTGCCAGAAGGTTTCGGCACTGGTGACTTTGTGATCATCACTGACGAGCTTGTTGAGGTGCTAGATTTGAAGTATGGCAAGGGCATCTTCGTTGACGCGAAGAGCAACAGTCAAATGCGTTTGTATGGCCTCGGTGCATACAACGAATTGTCTGACTTGTACGATATACAAAGCGTGCGCATGACCGTACTCCAGCCACGCCTTGGCAACTACAGTAGCGAAGAGCTTTCGATAGCCGACTTGCTTAAGTGGGCAGACGAGGCCGTTGTGCCGGCAGCCAAGCTGGCTTGGGATGGCGAGGGCACGTTTGTCCCCGGGCCTCATTGCACAAGCAACTTTTGCAAAGCTAGGTACACATGCCCTGCACGTGCAGAGGGCGCGCTTGCTGTGGCCAGACAAGAGTTCAGTTCGCTGCCACCGGCGGTGGACACATTAACGGTGGACCGCATCGCCGAGCTGCTGCCCAGTGCAGACGCTGTGATCGATTGGTTCACAGACCTGAAGGCACATGCACTTAAGCAGGCCGAGAAAGGTACGACGGTCCCCGGCTACAAGCTGGTCGAGGGCAGGAGCAATCGCAAGTACAGTGACCAAGACGCCGTGGCCAAAGCGCTGCGTGAAGCCGAGGTCCCTGATGAGATTGCATACGAGCGCAGCCTGCTTGGCATCACTGCCATGGAGAAGGCGATCGGCAAAAAGAAATTTGCTGACGTGCTGGGTGATCTGATCACCAAGCCTGAAGGCAAACCAACGCTGGTACCCGAAGGGGACAAGAGGCCAGCACTTACATCTCGTGCATCCGCACTAGATGATTTTTCTAAACCAGTCTAAAGGACAAACATGACTACCGACTACAAAGTTATCACAGGCAAAGTTCGCCTCTCTTTCACCAAGAACGTTTTCACACCTGATGAAAAGAATTCTTATTCAATCATGATCTTGGTTGACAAGAAAGACAAAGAGACGTTGACCAAAATCAACAGCGCTGTTGACAAGTTCAAGACCGATGCCAAGGCCGTAACCATTTGGGGTTCTAAGTTCTTGGCCAGTTTCAAAACGCCTTTGCGTGACGGTGATACAGAGCGTGACACCGACAAGTACCCTGAGTACAAGGGTCACTACTTCATCAACGCCAACACGTACAACAAACCCAGCGTTGTTGACGCGAAGATGAATGACATCATCGACAAGTCAGAGTTGTACAGTGGTTGCTACGGTCGTGTGTCCATCATGCCTGCGGCGTACAACGTCGACGGTAACAAGGGCATCAAGTTTTATTTGAACAACGTGCAGAAGCTGGCCGAAGGCGAACCACTGGGCGGCGCTGGCGCATCTAATGCGTCCGACGATTTCACTGCTGTTGAGGACGACTTCCTATCATGACCGAGCAAGTTAAACCCCCTGTCTTGACAATCAAGATGGTCCCCGCCGGCGTTGAGCTGGTGTTGGCCGCATTGGCAAAGCTGCCTCACGAGCAGGTTGCGGATCTCTTCATGGAGATTCGTGGTCAAGCAATGCTTCAAATGGACGAGCTGCAAAAAGCAGCAGAACCAGATGGCGCAGAAGCCACTAACTAACGAAGAGCTTTGGATCTTGGTGCGTCATTACGAGCACCTGATCCAATTACTTCTGGAACAATTAGATGACAACCCTACGAATTGACCTTGAGACGTACAGCGATGTCGACTTGAAAAAGTGCGGCGTGCATAAGTACGTCGAGTCGGACAACTTCGAAGTGATGTTGTTTGCCTATACGTTTGGCGACAGCGACGTCAACGTTATCGACTTGGCAGCAGGCGAGCAGATTCCCCAGCACGTAGAGCGTAGCCTGTGGGACCCGAGCGTTAACAAGGCCGCTTACAACGCAGCGTTTGAGATGGCCTGCTTGACCAAGCATTTTAAAAAACAAATGGATGAAACCCAGTGGCGTTGCACCAGCGTGCATGCGTTGTACCTTGGCCTGCCCGGCAGCCTCGGTGACGTGGGCAAGGTGTTAGGCCTTGGCGCCGACAAGCAAAAGCTGGTATCGGGCTGGGCCCTGATCCGCTACTTCTGCCTGCCATGCAAACCGACATTGAAGAACGGCGGCCGCGTGCGCAACTTGTGGCACCACGACCCAGACAAGTGGGCGCTGTTTAAAGAATACTGTGCGCGTGACGTTGAGTCAGAGCGCGAGATCGCGACGAAGATTGCAAAGTTTCCAGTGCCCGACAAAGAGTGGAAGTTGTGGCACCTTGATCAACGCATGATGAACAAGGGCGTGATGGTTGACCGCGAGTTGGTCAACGCAGCCATTGAGTGCGACAACATTTTCAAAGCGCGGATGACCGCAGAGGCCATCACCCTCACAGGTTTAGACAACCCCAATTCACGGGACCAATTGCTTAAGTGGTTGCAGACCGAGGAGGACGACGACACGATCATCGACCTGACCAAAAAGAGCGTGCCCAAGGTTCTTGAATCTACGGACAGTGCGACGGTGCGCCGTGTGCTGGAGCTGCGCCAAGAGATGGCCAAGACCAGCGTGTCCAAGTACCACGCCATGGCCCGTGCCATGTGCGACACCGACGACGCGGTCAAAGGCTTGACCCAGTTCTACGGCGCAAACCGCACTGGTCGATGGGCTGGTCGTCTGGTGCAGGTGCAGAACCTACCGCAAAACAAATTGCGCGACATTGACTTAGCCCGTAACTTGTTGAAGGCACGCGACTACGAAACACTTGAGCTGCTGTTTGGGAATGTACCTGACACGCTGTCACAGCTCATTAGGACGGCGTTCGTTGCGCGGGAGGGGTGCAGGTACATCATCGTCGACTTCAGCGCCATTGAGGCCCGTGTGATCGCTTGGATGGCATGGTGCCAGTGGCGGCTGGATGTGTTCGCCACACACGGCAAGATCTACGAAGCGTCGGCTGAGCAAATGTTTAACTTGCCGGCCGGCAGCGTCACGAAGAAAAGTCCGTACCGACAGAAGGGCAAGATCTCTGAGCTGGCTTTGGGATACCAAGGCGGAGCCGGCGCACTCAAGACAATGGGCGCGTTAGAGATGGGGCTTACAGAGGATGAGCTTGAGCCTATCAAAGACGCGTGGCGTGCAGCCAACCCGGAGATCGTCCAGTTCTGGTATGCGTGCGAACGCGCAGCCAAAGAGGCGGTGCTGAATAAGAAGGCCGTCACCCTTTGGATTGCTGGCAAGAAAGCATCACTGGTGTTTGCCTTTGAGTCCGGGTTCCTTACGATCCAACTGCCAAGCAAGCGCAAGCTGTTTTACGTCAAGCCACGCATTGAGGTTGAGGACCTTGTGCGAGAGACCAGCTCGGGCGGCAAGTTCATTGCGGCCAGAGCGGGATCACTGACATACGAAGGTCAGGACCAGAAGACCAAACAGTGGACGCGCCTGTCTACGTACGGCGGCAAGCTGGTGGAGAACATCACGCAAGCAGTGGCACGCGATTGTTTGGCCGAGTCGATGCTGGCGTTGGACTGGTACGGCTACCCACAACTGGCCACGGTGCACGACGAGGTCATCATGGAAGTAAGCTGGGCCGAATCCCATACTTTAAAAATAGCGGAAACAATTATGGGCAAAGCCATTGCATGGGCACCCGGCTTGCCGTTGCGCGGCGACGGCTTTGAAACCAATTACTACATGAAGGAGATTGACTGATGAGAAAGCGCAGCAAGTACAGGCCCAAGGGCGTGCGTGTTGACACCATGGCTTATGTCATGTCAGGCATTAAGAAGTTTGACGACGTAGACATAGCGTTGGACTTGCGAATTAAAAATCACACAGCGCTGAATCTTCTTTGCACAGGCAACGCAAGCAAAACGCATATTGATTTTTTAATCGGCGCGTTCAATATGGTTGAGGCGCTTGCCCGTCTTCGCGAGGACATGGGCGCAGACTGGGTTAAAGAAATTCAACAGGCGCAGGACGCGCTGCTTGCCGTAGCCCAGAGAGGCGTAGCAACCGAGCACTTTATTTGCAGGGGCCCTGAAATGGTAGCGCTTAAATTGGCCATGGAAATACACGACGCCCAGCTTGATGCAGCTACCGTGCTTGACATAGAGCGGGCGTTAGATCTTATTGAAAAAGAAATCCGGGGTGGCAAAGCCCGGCCGATTGTTAAACTAACGGTGGCAGCATGAACAAACGAATTACGATAACGGTGTCCGAAGATCTTGCGGACATGCGTGAAAAACTTTCTGCAGACTTGGGGATCAAGATGACGTACAACCAAGTGCTTGATTACTTGATTCATTTTTATTCAACGCGTGCGCAACAACCCGACGTGCCGCGCACACAGTGGAGGAGGGCACAATGAGATCAGGATTTATTTGGTTAATAATGCTGGCCGCTTTGATTGGCTTTTGGACTTCGATCATATTACTTGTACAGAGGATCACATGAAGACTTGCCCACCATGCAATCACAATTGCAACGAAGGTCGTGACTGTCCCGCACGATTGGAAAAAATCTGGACCGAAGATTTTGTTAAGACCAATCCCAAGATGGCGGCCGATGCAATCGAATGCCTCATTGAATTGGCCACCGACACACGCAACAATACCTTAAATGAGATCGCAATAAAAGTAGCCGCCATGCCCGGAGACACGGCGGCTAGTATTGCCATCTGGGTTAGGGATCAGAAAACTATTTCCGTTTCTCCCCCTCAACAGTTAGACCTTCCCTTAGACGCTGCTTCTTAATCTGCTGAAGTTCGCGCTGTGCATCGGCGTTCTTCTCAGTGATGGCGCCTTTGCCAGCAAGCCTGTCGATTTGCCGCATCTCACCT